CCACCAGCCCACAAGTCACACCATGGACAGCCAGGTAACGATCTCGACCTGGTGATCCCCCACAGCGCGCGCGGCCCCTTCGGCGATATAGTTGCCGAGAAGGGCGCCGGCCAGCCCCATCAACGTGAACGCCGCGATGACCATGTCACGTAACCGCGGCTCACGATCGAGCGCCAGCGGCACCCACCCGGCCAGCCCGCCCATGAACTTTGCATCGGCCATCGGCACCACCGTCGATGACTCGAGCCGGTCGACGCCATTGCCCATATCCCGGATCAGCATCAGCAGCGCCTTGCCCTGGAATGCCGCAACAGCATCAATATTCCTATGCGCCGCCAAATGCAGCGCTGAGATCGAAAACGAGTCCGGCATAACCTTGGAGCTCCCACGCGGATGGATCTGTCTTCTATTCAGGCCAGTTCACAGGTTTCCATCTGGTTCGATTGTGATACCATCGGTTATCAATCGAGTCCAGCGCGATGTAACAAGATTCGCGCCAAATCGGCCCAGGAGTCAACGGCGTTTCGCGGGTCAAGAGAAATAAATAGGGCATCAACAAGTCATGCGGATGGCATGAATAAGGCGAAGGTAACGTGGATAAGAATAAAGGTTCAACCAAGGGCGCTGCGGTCCATACGGCGGTCGAAACTAAACGCAAGGTCATCGACTGGGAAGCGGTCGAAATGCAGTACCGCGCCGGCACCCGCTCCCTGAAGGAGATCGGCGCCGAGTTCGGCGTTTCCGACGCTGGCATCATCAAGCGCGCCAAGCGCGATGGCTGGGCCCGCGACCTGAAGGCAAAGATCCAGGCCAAGGCCGATGCGAAGGTTAGTGCCTCGCTGGTTAGTGCTGAGGTTAGCGCCGGAAGGAAACTAACCGAACAGGTGGTGGTCGAGGCCAACGCCAATGCCCAAGCGACCGTTCGCCTGGCCCATCGCAACGATATTTCGCGCGGCCGGCGCCTGGCCATCGCCCTGCTGGAGGAACTGGAGCAGGAGACCGGCAACATCGACCTGTTCCACGAGCTGGGCGAACTGCTGCGCAACGAGGACGACAAGGGGCAGGACAAGCGCAACGACCTGTACATGAAGATCATCTCCAGCGCCGGCCGCGTCGACAGCATGAAGAAGCTGGCCGACACCATGAAGACGCTGATTTCCATGGAGCGCGAGGCTTACGGGATCAAGGACGAGGGCGAGACGGCTGTGAGCGCGCTGGGCGAACTGCTCAAGCAGGTGAGCGGCACCGGCCTGCCGATCGTCAAGGACGACGCTGACGAATGAAATACGACGAGACCACAGGCGGCGACATCTACGGCATCAGGTGCACTGTCACCGGGCGGCTGTACATTGGCTCGACCGTGGATGTCGCTCGCCGGTTCTACTTGCACCGCCGCGACCTCAAGCTTGGGAAGCATCACAGCCCTAAGCTGCAAAACGCCTGGAATAAGTACGGCGCGGACGCATTCGCGTTCGAAATTCTTGAGCGTGTTGGTGACGTCCTATTCCTGGTGGCGCGAGAGCAGTTCTGGATCTGGCGCAATGAGGCCATCATGCTCAATTGCTCCCCAACCGCTGGAAGCCCACTGGGCGTACGCCGCACGGATGAGCAAAAGGCGCGCATGAGGGCCATCAAGGTTGCTTTCTATTCGACACCCGAAGGAAAGTGGCACCTGACTCGGATGCAAGCTGCGAATAAGGGGCGCAAACGCACGCCAGAGCAGCGCGCCAACCTATCGGCCGCGCTGAAAGGCAAAAAGCTGGGTCGGGAATGGACCGAGCAAGCGCGTGCGGAACATTCTTTGGTAATGGCAGGGCGCAAGATGCCCCCGGTATCAGATGAAACGAAGCGCCGCATATCTGAGGCATTGGTTGGGAAGAAGCTGACTGCACAGTGCATTCAGGCGTCCATCGAAAGCCGCACAGAATTCATTGCAAAAGAGCTGCCATTTTGGCGATCGCTCATGAATGAAGGCAAAAGTATCCGAGAGATAGAAAGAATCACAGGCCGTGCACGAAAGATCATCGCACGGGAATTGAAGGCAGTCGCATGAGCGATGAAATGACCGCAGAGCAGTTGAAGGTAATTCTTTCCGACCCAATGAAAAGGATCAGCTCGCTCTATAAAATCCTCATCAAGGGCGAAGAAGGCGACGACAACCTGGTGCTGCAGTTCAAGCCAAACCGGGCCCAGCGCCGCTTCATCGCAAGATTGCACCATAGAAATATTATCTTGAAGGCCCGGCAATTGGGCTTCACGACTCTGATCGCCATTGTCTGGCTGGACCACGCCCTGTTCAACGCCAACGTCCGCTGCGGCATCATCGCCCAGGACCGCGAGGCGGCCGAGGCCATCTTCCGCGACAAGGTGAAGTTCGCCTACGAGAACCTGCCGCCTGCGCTACGTCAAGCGATGCCGCTCAAGCGCGACAGCGCCACCGAGCTGCTGTTCGGCCACAACAACAGCGCCATCCGCGTGGCCACGTCCATGCGATCGGGCACGATCCACCGCCTGCACGTGTCCGAGTTCGGAAAAATCTGCGCCAAGTTCCCCGACAAGGCCAAGGAAGTGGTGACCGGCTCGATCCCGGCCGTGCCGCTGTCGGGCATCCTGGTCATCGAGAGTACCGCCGAGGGCAGGGAAGGCGAGTTCTTCGACATGACCGAGCGCGCCATCGCGCTCAAGCAGGGCAACAAGATCCTGACGAACCGCGACTACCGCTTCCACTTCTTCCCGTGGTTCGAGGCCCCCGAGTACCGCATGGCGCCGGACACGGTCATCATCACGGACAGGGACAACGAGTATTTCGACAGCATCGAGGCGTCCGAGGATGTGACGATCGAACCAGAGCAGCGCGCCTGGTACGTGGCCACCCGCAACGCCGACTTCCCGAACAAGCCCGAACGGATGTGGCAGGAGTACCCCAGCTCGCCGGCCGAAGCGTTCCAGAAGTCGACCGAGGGCACCTACTACGTCAACGAACTGGCGCTGGCCCGCAAGCAGGGCCGCATCACCGTCGTGCCGTGGGAGCAGTCGATCCCGGTGAACACCTTCTGGGACATCGGGCTCAACGACGAGATGGCCATCTGGTTCCACCAGCGCATCGGCGCCCAGAACCGCTTCATCCGGTACTACGAGAACAGCGGCGAGACGTTCAGCCATTACGTCCACTACATGCAGTCGCTCGGCTACATCTGGGGCAAGCACTACCTGCCGCACGACGGCGACACCAAGCGCCTGGGCACGGTCCAGAATTGGACGCCGAAGCAGATGCTGGAAGACCTGAAGCTGCGCAACATCGAGATCGTCGAGCGCATCGACCGCGTGCAAACCGGCATCCAGATGGTGCGCGACGTGTTCGGTTCGTGCTGGTTCGACGAGCGCGATTGCAGCCAGGGAGTCAAGCACCTGGAGAACTACCGCAAGGAATGGGACACGCGGCTGGCAACATGGAAGGACGAGCCGCGGCACGACAAGGCATCGAACGGGGCGGACGCGCTGCGCGGCTTCGCCCAAGGCTACGAAGCCAGCACAGGAGGCGCTTGGAAGCGCAAAAAATCAAGCTGGCGCACGGCATAGGGCCGGCGTCTATAACAGGGAGAGAAGCCATGCAATTTTACGAGAGACTGCCGCAGTTCAGCGCCATCCAGTTCGACGGCACTACCGAGAGCGTCGATAAGATGCGGCGAAGGCTGCTCATTAAGCTCATCAAAACCACTATCGAGACCGATATCAGCGGCACGGTATTGCGTCTGAAGACCAACAATGCCGAGCACACCATACAGAACGGCGACTGGCTGGTACGCGATCCTGCTGGCACCAGTAGTGTGATGACGTCCGACGACTTCAACGAGCGCTTCGCACCGGTGGAACCATGACCGAACCACGCCACGCCATCGACCTGACCCGCCACAGCTTCGTGCGCCACCTGGGCGACCTGAGCATCTACGGTTCGTGGATCTACAACAACGACCAGGAGACCGAAGAACCCTGCCTTGTGGTCATCCCGCGCTACCAGAAGCAAGGATTCAAGCCTTGCGTCGTAGCATTATCGGCTGCCTACAAGTACAATGACCCTCGTTATCTGGCCCGTGTCTCGTGGGAATTCCTGTCGTTGCTGGGCTTCGCGCAGACGCCGAGCGAGGGCCACAAGGTCGCCAGCCTGATCCACGACCACCTGGGCGACCTGCTGACCATGCCGCCGAACCCGACCAGCGTGATCGTGGTGGCCGATGCGACGATCGGCACGGGCTTGGGCAAGCGCTCGCTCGAGATCGTCGAATACGTTCCGCTGCAGCAGTCGTAATCCAAGGAGATGCAATGAGCGACCAAACTTCCTTCCTCCCGACACTGCCGATCGAAGGACCGCCATGCGCCGGATGCCGGCATTGGAAGCCGCAGCAGAAGGTGATGCACACGGCGCGCGGATTCATGTTCGATGGGACGCGCCTTTGCCATTCGAATGAGATGTACAGCGACTTTTCGTGTTTCGATGCGAAAAACCCTGAGCAATCGTAATTACAACTGATTGGGGAACCCATGGACCTGCAAGACGACACCCTGACCCGCACCAAGAAGGGTTCCCCCGAAGATCGGCTGCCCGATGGCGAGGCTTACGAGGAGGAGCAGCCCGACCATCCGATGGACGCGCGCGAGATCCGCGAGCGGCACGCCATGCTGGTGTCGAAGTACCGCCACGAGCTCGAAGTGCAGGCCGACAACCGCGCCGAGATGGCGATCGACGAGGATTATTACGACCACATCCAGCTCACCGCCGAGCAGGTCAAGGAGCTCGAAGACCGCGGCCAGGCGCCGATCGTCTACAACGTCATCGCCCAGACTGTTAACTGGGTGATCGGGTCCGAGAAGCGCGGGCGCACCGACTTCAAGATCCTGCCGCGCGGCAAGGAGGACGCCAAGCCGGCCGAGGCCAAGACCAAGTACATGAAGTACGTGTCGGACATCCACCGCACGCCGTTCAACCGCTCGCGCAGTTTTGAAGACGGCGTCAAGGTCGGCTTAGGCTGGATCGAAACCTGCGTGCCGGACGAGGACGACGACGAGCCGACCGGCGACCGTTACGAATCCTGGCGCAACATGCTGTACGACAGCGCATCGTCGGCGATGGACACGAGCGACATGCGCTACCAGTTCCGCTCGAAGTGGCTCGACGAGGACATTGCGATCGCCATGTTCCCGCACTGCGCCGACAAGATCCGCGATTCGGTATCCGAGGTCAGCAGCTGGGGATCGACCGCGATGCTGGACGGCGACCAGGCGATGGACGGCGCCGAGGCCGGCCGCGAACTGTTCGGCGGCGCTAACCCGATCTACCTGTACAAGCGGCGCCGGGTGCGCATGATCGAAGCCTGGTACCGCGAGCCGATGACAGTGCAGAAGATCCGCGGCGGCGCGTTCAAGGGCGACATCTACGACGAGAACGACCCGCGCCACGCCGACGAGGTGCAGACCGGCCGCGCCACGCTGCACGAGAAGGTCGTCATGCGCGTGCGCGTGATGTTCATGACCGTCACCCACCCGCTGTACGATGACCTGAGCCCGTTCAAGCACAATCGCCTGAAGTTCATCCCGGTGTGGGGCTACCGGCGCGGGCGCGACAACCTCCCATACGGCATCATCCGCGGCCTGCGCGGGCCACAGGACGGCGTGAACAAGCGTGCATCGAAGGCGCTGTACATCATGTCGACCAACAAGGTGCTGATGGAAGAGAACATCCTGCCGGACGACGTCACGCCGGACGACTTCGCCGAGGAAGTCTCGCGCCCGGACGCGATCATCCGGGTCAAGTCCGGCAAGATCGGGGCGATCGCCTTGAACGTCGACCGCGAACTGGCGCCGGCCCACATGGAGCAGATGAGCCGCGACATCGCCATGATCCAGCAGGTGGGCGGTGTCACCGACGAGCTGCTGGGCAAGACCACCAACGCGCAGTCGGGCGTCGCGGTCAAGGCGCGCCAGGAGCAGGGCAGCCTGGCGACCAGCAAGTTCTTCGACAACCTGCGCTTCGCCGCCCAGCTCCACGGTGAGATCACGCTGTGCAACATCGAGCAGTTCGTGACCGAGCAGAAGCAGTTCCGCGTCACCAACCAGCGCGGCACGCCGGAATACATCACGATGAACGACGGCCTGCCCGAGAACGACATCACGCGCTCGAAGGCGGACTTCGTCATTTCCGAGTCGGACTACCGCGCCACCATGCGCCAGGCATCGCTCGAGGTGCTGACCGAGATGATCTCGAAGATGCCGGCCGAAGTGGGCATGGCGCTGCTGGACCTGGTGGTCGAACTGATGGACGTCGAGAACCGCGACGAGATCGCCAAGCGCGTGCGCGGCATCAATGGCATGCGCGACCCGGACGCCACCGAGCTGACGCCCGAGGAACAGGCCAGCATGGCGGCCAAGCAGGAAGCCGACGCCGCGCAGAAGGAAATGTTCATGGCCGAGTTGCGCGAGAAGAACGCCAAGGCCGCCAAAGCCGAGGCCGACACCGACCTGACCAAGGGCAAGACGGTTGAAGCAGCCATGAACGCCGCCTCGCTGGCAATGACCGCGGCCACCGCTGTGATCCAGATGCCGACGATTGCCAAGGTGGCCGACAACCTGCTGATCGAGGGCGGATGGAACGGTGGCACGCCGGTTCCGTCCGGCATGATGCCGACCGCCGCGCAAGGAATGCCGCAAGGGATGAACCCGGCGGCGCAACAGCCACCGGCACCGCCAGAGCAGATGGTGCCGCCCGTGGAACAGCAACCACAACCACAACAAGGAGCAGTTCAATGAGCACAGCAGACAATGACGGTATGGACGGCCTGACCCCGGAAGAGATCGCAGCGCTGACGGCGCCGGACGACGAAGATCCGAACGCCACCCAGGGCGCACTGGAAGACAAGACCGCGGCGACCGAACTGGCCGCATCGACCGAAGCCGAGGAAGACAACAAGGCAGGGGGCAAGGATGGCGCTGAAGAAAAAAAGTCTGGCGATGTCGCTGGCGCTAACACTGACCCTGCCGCTGATGTTGCAGCAGCCGCTGCTGCGCCAGCCGGTGCCGACCCTGCCGCAACTGCCGCCTCCAGCGAATCGAGCCCAGCGCCGGGCGCGCCGATCTACGTAGCCGAAGCGCCGGCCGACGCCGAAGCGAAGCTGGCCGAGATCGCCACCAAGAAGGGCGACCTGCTGACCCTGTTCGACGATGGCGAAATCACCGCCAAGGAATACCAGTCCAAGGTCGACGCGCTGACGAAGGACGAGCGGGCCATCGAGCGCGCCCAGGACCGGGCCGAGATCGCGGCCGACATGGAGCAGCAGCGCCTGAAGAACCAGTGGGATACCGACTGCAACGCCTTCATGGGCAAGCACAAGGACACCTACGACGGCGAAGCGAACAAGGAAGTGTTCGCGCACCTGAACGAAACCATCATCGCGTTCGCCAAGATGCCGCGCAACGCCGGGATCTCTGGCCCGGAGCTGCTTGCCAAGGCGCACAAGGCGGTGATGGCCGAGCGCGGCACGCCGGTTGCCGATACCCCGGCCGCAGCCAAGCCGGCGCCAGCAGCACCGAAGCCAGGTGCGCCGAAGCCTGCCCTGCCGCCGGACATGAGCAAGATGCCGTCGGCGTCGAGCAACGATCCTGGCGAGGGGCGCTTCGCCAGCCTGGACCGCCTGCAAACGGAGAACCCGGCAGCCTACGAGGCGGCACTGGCGAAGCTGTCGGGCGCCGAGCAAGACGCCTACCTGTCCGCCTGATCCAACCATTGTGAGGACGACTTGCTCAACATAGACCTTCGCCCCGGCCAGTCGATCTCGATCGGCAGTTCAGTGATCACCCTCGAGTCGAAGTCGGGCCAGGTGGCGCGGCTTTCGATCGTGGCCGACAAGTCGATCCCGGTGCGGCGGGTAATGGAGCAAGGCGGCATCGCGCAACTGGCCGCGGAACAAGGGATCACCCGCAAGGCATGATTTCTTTTTCGCGGCCAATATGGTTGCGTTTTCAAACCACATACGGCAAAATCGCACCATCCGCAAACGCAGGAGTGTCTGGGGATTCCATCAATCCTTTAAAAAGGCACTCCCATGAGCTCGACTGTATTCGGCACTTCCGATCCCAAGACCCAAAAGAAGTGGTCCGCCACCCTCGCTGTTGACCAGGCCAAGAAGTCCTACTTCGAAGGCCGCTTCATCGGCACCGATGACAACAACATCATCCAGCGCAAGAACGATCTCGAATCGGATGCGGGCGACCGCGTCTCGTTCGACCTGTGCGTCCAGCTCCGCAACCAGCCGACCTTCGGCGACGCCAAGCTGGAAGGCCGCGAGGAAGCGCTGAAGTTCTTCACCGATGAAGTGATCATCGACCAGGTCCGCCACGCCGTCTCGTGCGGCGGCAAGATGAGCCGCAAGCGCATCGTCCACGACGTGCGCAAGGTCGGCAAGGGGCGCCTGGGCGACTACTTCGCGCGCCTGGTCGACGAGTTCTTCTTCATGTACTTGTCCGGCGCGCGCGGCGTGAACGAAGACTTCATCATGGGCACCGGCTTCACCGGCTTCGCGGGCAACACCCTGCAGGCGCCGGACACCGACCACCTGATGTACGGCGGCGTGGCCACCTCGAAGGCGACCCTTGCCACCACCGACAAGATGACCCGCGTGGTGATCGAGAAGGCGCAGAACAAGGCCAAGATGATGCAGGCTCGTAACCCTGACACCGCCAACATGGTGCCAGTGTCGAACGGCGCCGACGACCAGTACGTCTGCCTGATGGGCGAAGACCAAGCGTACGACATGCGCGTGGCCGACACCACCGGCTGGCTGGACTTCCAGAAAGCTGCTGCTGCCGCAGAAGGCAAGAACAACCCGATCTTCAAAGGCGGCCTGGGCCTGCTGGGCAACACGGTGCTGCACTCGCACCGCTCGTCGATCCGCTTCACCGACTACGGCTCGGGCAGCACCGTTGCCGCCGGCCGCGCGCTGTTCCTGGGCCGCCAGGCTGGCGTCGTCGCCTACGGCAATGCCGGCGGTGGCATGCGCTTCACCTGGGAAGAGGAAGTCAAGGACTACGGCAATGAGCCGACCATCGCATCCGGCTTCATCGCCGGCATGAAGAAGGCGCGCTTCAACGGCAAGGACTTTGGCGTCATCTCGATCGACACCGCTGCCGCCAACCCGAACGCCTAATCGGACTGGCCCGGTGTAACAGCCGGGTCATTCTGACAAAGCAGCGATTTCTCATTCAATTTTAGGAGCACATCATGACTGTTGTTATCCGTCAATCCGACCACATCAAGGGCATCCAGCCTACCGTCACCGCGGACAGCGCTGGCGACGTCGTGGTCAACGACTACTTCTACGACCTGCCGGCCGCGCAGAACTTGACCGGCGACATCATCGACCTGGGCATCCTGCCGGCCTACCACACGGTATCCGACATGATCCTGTTCGCCGATGACCTGGACACTGGCTCGGCTGCCATGACGCTGGACGTCGGTCTGATGTCCGGCACGCCGGGCGACACGACCAACACCCGCACCTGCGGCGCCGAGTTCTTCGCGGCATCCACGTCGGCGCAGGCATCGACGGTCGCCCGTCCGACGCTGAAGACCGCGTTCAACCAGATCTCCACCGAGCTGGACCGCTCGATCGGCGTGAAGGTGCTGCTGCAGGCCGCCACCGCTGCCGCCGGCCGCATCCGCCTGCGCGTGTTCATGCACGCGTCGGACCACAAGACGCAGTTCTAAACCGCATCACCCGGCGGGGGCTTCGGCTCCCGCTTTTCCGTGTTCCATCAAAATAAATCAGGGAGAGAAGCATGGATATCGAATGCAAATTGCACCGGGCTGGCGGTACGCGCACCAGCATTGACACCACCGAATACCATTTCGCGCCGCGCGAAGACGGCGCCCATGTCGCTGACGTCATCAACGAGGCGCACCAGGACCGTTTCCTGTCGATTGCCGAGGGATATTGCCTGTACCGCGGCAGCGCGCCGGCACCGAAGGCTGAACCCGTCGCTGTGGCCAAGGCCGCGCCAGTGAAGCCAGCAGCACCCGTCGCGCCGAGCATCGCCGACAACATCCTTCTGGGCAGTTCCGAGCACCCAGCCAGCTTCGAAATCCACGGCAAGACCTATTCGCTGGGCGACATCGTGGCGCGCGCGCACACCGCATCCGGCCTGGACGTGAAGGAATGGAACGAGCTGGAAGACCAGAGCCGCGCTGACCTGGTCGACGAGCAACTGGACCTAATCAAAGCCGCTGACGCCGCGCCGGTCGACGAAGCCGCTGTCCGCGCTGAGCTGGCCGCCCAGTACGAAGCCAAGTTCCACAAGAAGCCGCACTACAACCTGAGCGTCGAGAAGCTGCGCGCAGCCATTTCGGCGTAATCCCATGGCGATCCTTGTTTCCGATCTGATGCGCCGGCTGAGTTCCATGATGAGCGACGATGATCTCGTGCGCTGGACCGAGGCCGAGCGGATCGATTGGTTCAATGACGCCGCCAGCGAGATCGTGCTGCGCCGCCCTGCCGCGCGCGCCGTCACCGAGCGCCTGACACTGGTGGCCGGCACCTACCAGACCTGCCCGGTCAATACGGCCCAGGTGCTCGACATCGTGCGCAACGTCAAGGCCAGCGGCGCGATCGGCGGCGCGATCAGGATCACTGACCGCCAGGGACTGGACGACGCCGACCCGGACTGGCACAGCGCCAGAGCGGGCGCCACCAAGCACTACGTCATCGACGAGCGCGCACCGACCACGTTCTACGTCTACCCGCCCGCTGTGACCGGCGCCCAGGTCGACGCGCTGCTGGCCATGACGCCGCCGAAGGTGACGGCGGTGACCGACACGCTCGACCTGCGGGGCGAGTTCATCAACGCCATCCTGAACTGGGCGATGTACCGCTGCCACACCAAGGACAGCGAGTTCTCGCAGGGTGGCACCGCGGCGCTGCACTACACGGCGTTTACCGACGCCATCGGCGCGCCAGCGCAGGCTGCACAGGTCAACTCCGCTACCGGGAACAGCGCATGAAAAGCCTCGACGAGTTCCTGAAAAGCATCAACCCCTACGCACCAGGCTGCGCGATCCCGACCGCCTACTTCGGCATCCGCCAGGCGGCGATCGAGTTCTGCGAGCGCTCGCGCCTGTGGCGCTACGACGACGAGTTCACCATCACGGCCGACGAATCCGAGGCGATCTCGACGCCCTACGGGGCCGAATTGCTCGACATCGAAACGGCGTCGTTCGACGGCGGCGCGCCGCTCGAGCCGAAGACCACGGCCTGGCTGGACGACCATCATCCGGGCTGGCGCACAGGCGCCGTGACGGGCAAGCCGCAGTACCTGACCCAGATCGACATGAACACGCTGCGCCTGGTTCCCGGCCAAGCCGGCACGGTCAACATCAGCGTCTGGCTCAAGCCCTCGCAGGATTGCGACGAGCTGCCGGACTTCCTGGCCGACCAGTACCGCGAGACGATCGCATGGGGCGCGCTGGGACGCATCCTGATGACACCGAATCAACCTTACACGAATGGCACTTTGGCGACGGGCTTCCTCGCCGCGTTCGAGCAGAAGCTGGTGGGCCTGTCACACAAGGGCACCACCGGCCAGCAGCGCGCACGCGTCCGAACCAAAGCTAATTTCCTGTAGGAGCCAACATGGCCGCATCGAACTACACCGCAGAAAACATCATGAGCGCCCTGTGTGACGGCGTCGCGTTCCCGGTCCCGGCCGGCACTTGGGTGTCCGCGCACACTGGCGACCCTGGTGTCACAGGCGCGAACGAGGTATCGACAGCCGCCTGGCCGGGCTACCTGCGCCGCCAAGTCACGAGCTGGAACCCAACCGCGACCGGCGAGCGCAAGAACGGCCACCAGTTGACGTTTCCCAGTCATGACGGGCTGGCCGACATCACCCTGTCGCACTGGGCAGTCTGGGATGCGGCAAGCGGCGGCCACCCGCTCAATTCGGCAGCGCTGGACACGGCGCGCCTGCAGAAGACCGGCGACATCTTCGTGATCGATACGAACGCGATCACCTGGAAGCAGACCTGATGGAACGCTACGCCGTCAACGAAACCGCCCTGTGCGGCTTCATCACGTCCTATGGCACCGGCGCCGCGGCGCAGGGCATGGCATCAAACGCGGTTCCCACCCTGATGATCCACGCGCGCCCGCTCTCGGCAGTGATGAACATGACCGCCTCTGGTGCCGGTCTGCTGGCGAAACTGGGGCGTGGTCTGGCGTCGATGCTGACGGTGGTGCACGCGCGCGGCTACCTGCTCCTGTGCGGCGTGGGCCAGGTGGCCGCGATGACGATGAGCGCGCTGGCCGACGGTCGCCTGATCCCGGTGGCGCGCGGCACCGCAGTGATGGCGATGCGCTCTGCTGCCGATGGCATGCTCGCGCTGCTGGGGCGCGGCACGGCCAGCCAGGTACTCGACGGCTCCGCGCGCTCGACCGTACCGACACTGGGCCAGGGCGACGCTGGCATGGACATGACCGGCAGCCTTGGCATTCCCCGCCCCATGCGCACGCCGGCGCAGTTCTACCATACGCACACCTCGCGCCTGGGCTTCGTCGAGCGGCGCGCGTCCAGCCACGCTGCCGCCAACCCTGCCGGCGAGCGCACCTTCGTCGTCCCTGCCGAAGCGCGCACCGTTCACGTTTCACCGCAAAGGGACATCTGATGCAAACCTACACCAAGCAGCCAATCGACCAGCTCGACTACGACGTCGATTTCTCGCGCTGGATACCGGACGGCGACACCATCACCAGCGCGACCGCCGTGCTCGATGTCGAGGACGACCTGATCGTCGAGTCGGTCGCCATCAGCAGTCCGATCGTCAAGGTGTGGCTGTCCGGCGGCACCGACAAAGCCGCCTTCGTGGTCACCGTCACGGCGTCCACGGCCGGCGGGCGCGTCAAGGAAACCGAATTCAAACTGCGCGTGAAGGACACCTGACATGGCCGGCATCAAGTTCGCAAACAACGCATCATCACTGCTGGCCGCCTCGATCACGGAGACTTCGACATCGGTTGCCGTGACCAGCGGCGAGGGACTGCTGTTCCCCATCCTGGGCGCGGGCGACTGGTTCATGGCCACGCTGGTCAAGCTGGTCGGGGCGCTGCCGGTCTACGAGATCGTCAAGGTCACGGGCCGATCAGGCGACGTGATGACCATGGTGCGGGCGCAGGAGGGAACCACTGCCCTGACATTCGCGGCCGGCGCCAAGTTCGACCTGCGCATGACGGCCGGCGCGCTCGATTCGAAGGCCGACCGGGTTGAACTGGACGCGAAGGCGGACCAGTCCGACGTTGACCTGAAGGCCGACCTGATCGGCCCGACGTTCACCGGCACCACCAACAACGGCAAGAGCACGATGAACGGTTCGACCACGACAATGGCAGCGGTGCTGGTCAACGCAGCCGAGAAGATCACGGTATCGGCAGCCGCCGCGGCCGGTACCATCACGTACGACCTGACCACGCAGTCGCTGCTGTACCTGACCCTGTCGGCGACCGGCAACTGGACGGTGAACCTGCGCGGCAACGCGAGCAACACGCTCAACAGCCTGCTGGCGATCGGCGAGGCCACCACCGCCACCCTGCTGGCCACCCAGGGAGCAACGGCATTCATTGCCAACGGCTTCCAGGTCGACGGCACGGCAGTCACGCCCAAGTGGCTCGGCGGCGCGGCGCCCGTGACCGGCAACGTATCCGGCATCGACGCCTACAGCTTCACCATCGTCAAAACCGCCAACGCCACCTTCACGGTGCTGGCCAGCCTGTCGCAGTTCAAGTAACCATGCCGCTCCTGTCCACCTTCAGCGCCGGCAGCGCGCGCGCCCTTGGCCACTTCCGCAAGGGGCGGGAAAAAACGCTCCAGACGCGCACGTTCACGGCGAACGGGACATGGGTGACGCCGTTGACGGTGGTGGAACTGGTCTCGCTGGTCGGCAAGGGTGGGGCAGGCTCGCCGAGCAGCTCTAGCACCGTGGCGCGCGGCTTCACGCTCGATTTCGTGTTCGGCACCAGTGGTTCCGGTGGCGCAAACAGCGGTGCGCTGGGGTGGTCGGCTTTTTCCGACGCGAGCGGTGCGGTCAGCGCGATCAATGGCGGCGGCTCGGGCACTATATTAGGGACGACCTACACCGGGTTCCTGGGCGACAACACCTACCAGATTTCCCTGAATACCGGGCACTACAGCAACGCGGTCCCAGGCTCTGCCTCCGCGTCCTACTCGGCCGGCTGGAAATTCTCGGGGCCGGTTATCAATGGTGATAACGGCAGCGCTGGCGTGTCGTGGCTGGAATACGGTGGCACCATCCCCGCCACCACCGGCGCGAGCACGACCGGCTTCGGTAAGACCTTCCCTGGAGGATTTGGTGGCGCGGCAACACCTGTCACCTACCCGAACGGATCGTCCCCGGCGCCAATCGCGGTCACACCAGGCGCTTCGAATGGCTTCACCATCCAGGCCGGCGGCTCGCTTACCTTCACCTGGTTAGAATGATCGCAATTGCCCAAAGCAAATGCGGTAGAATCCGAAGGATTATGACCCCTTACCTGATCAAACCGGAACCTCTGTCATCACGGGCGAAGCCCTGCTTTCCCGTGAACAATGACAAGGAGGCTCTATGCCGATCAAGTTGGGTAACAACGCCATCGCGCGCCTGGCCGCGCCGTTGGCAATCGATGGGACCACCATCGTGCTAGTCGAGGCCGAATCCGGCTCCTTTCCTGCGCTCGGCGCGGGCGACTGGTTTCCGATGACGCTGTCGGACTCCGCCGGGCATCTCGAGATCGTCAAGGTGACGGCGCGTAGTGCGAACATCCTGACCGCCGTGCGCGCCCAGGAGGCCAGCAGCGCCTTCGCGTTCGACAGCGGCGACCGCGCCGAGATCCGGCTGACGGCCGGCGTGATCAACCAGTTGCAGGTCGACACCGCCGCGGCGGTCACGCAGGCCGCTTCCGACCTGGCCGCCACGACCAGCACCCTGCGCGGCGAGACGGATGTGGCGATCGACGCCTTGGAAGCGCAGACCGCGTCGAACCTGGCCGTCGCACTCGGCGCGCTGGTGCCGACCGGCTTCGGGCCGATCCCGTGGTCGCGTCCGACGGCACCGGCCGGCTGGATCTTCGCCGACGGCCGCACCCTGTTGGCGGCCAGCCCGTATGCGGCCCTGCGCGCGGCCTACATCGCCGACAGTTTCCCGTTCGGACAGGATGGCTCGGGCAACCCGAAGATTCCCGACATGCGCGGGCGCACGGCCGCAGGTCTGGATAACATGGGCGGTGGCGCCGCATCGCGCCTGACCGGGGCCACGCTCGGCGCCGGACTGGGCGCGCAAACGCATACGCTTACGGCCGCCGAGATGCCGGTCCACGCGCACGGCGTCACCGATCCGACCCACGCGCACGCGGTAGCCGACCCGACCCACGCCCACAGCGTCTACGATCCTGGCCACTCGCACACGTACGACCGCTACTCGGCGATCGCGCCAGCGGTGCACCAGTCCGGCACCAACCAGAGCCGCAACAGCCAGACCATCGCAACGGGCGCGTCCGCCACCGGCATCGGCATTTATGCGGCGGCGACCGGCATTAGCATCTACGGGGCAGGAACCGGCATCAGCATCCAGAACGCCGGCTCGGGCGGCGCGCACAACAACGTGCAGCCGACGCTGGTGACGAATTTCATCATCAAAGTGTAAATCAGGGGAACCCATGGCGGTCATCAAGCTGGCAGGATTTACAGGAGAAGCGCCACGGGTCACGCCGCGGCTCTTGCCGGCGACCGGCGCCCAGATCGCGCAATCGGTGCGGCTCGAGGACGGAGAACTGTCGCCGTTCCGCAAGCCGTTCCCGGCGTACGAGCTGACGGGCGTGGCGGAGGGCGACATCAAGACGATCTACCGCCACCTGACCGACTGGCTGCACTGGCCGACCGCGGTCAATGCCGTGCCTGGCCCGGTGGCGCAGGACCGCCTGTACTACACGGGCGACGGCGTGCCGAAGATGCGGGTCGGATCAAGCGTCTATCCGCTGGCGGTACCGGTGCCGGCCGCGGCCCTGACGTCGGCACGGGTCGGCACGCTGGGCGCGATCACCTCCACGGTGCTGTACGTGTTCACCTGGGTGACCAGTTTCGACGAGGAATCGGAGCCGTCGCCGATCAGCGCGGACTTGATTGTTTCGCCCGGCAATAGCGTGACGCTATCAGGCTTCCCGGCCACGCCAAGCGGCAGGGCCATTACCAAGCAGCGCATCTACCGCTCGCAGACCGGCTCGGCCGGCGGCACCAACCTGTACTTCATCGCTGAGCGCGCCGCTTCCACCGGCAACTATACCGATGCGCTGGTCGCCAACGGCTTCAACGAGCCGCTGCCGTCGATCGACTGGAATCCGCCGCCGGACGACCTGGCCGGTCTGGTGTCGATGCCGAACGGGATGATGGTGGGGATCAGTGGCAAGGATCTGTGCTTCTGCGAGCCGTACCGCCCGCACGCCTGGCCGGAAAAGTACCGCCTGACCATGGACTACGACGGCGTTGCGCTCGGGGCCTATGGCGCCACGGTGGCGGTCGGCACCAGGGGCAACCCGTACCTGGTCGGCGGAACGCACCCGGAAACGATGTCGATGGAGAAGATGGAACTGAACATGCCGTGCCTGAACGCGCAGGGCATGGTCGACCTGGGCTACGCGGTCGCCTATCCGTCGCACGACGGGCTGGTGGTGGTGCAGGGCGGTTCGGCCAACGTCACCACGGCGGCGCTGATGACGCGCGACCAGTGGCTCAAGCTGGAACCCGACCTGATGGTGTGCGGCCAGTTCTACGGGCGCTATTTTGCCTCCTACGACTACCTCGACACCGACGGCGCCGACGTCAAGGGCACGCTGATCCTGGACCTGACCGGCGAGGCGCCGTTCATCATCCGCAGCCAGCACAAGGCCGAGGCGTTCTTCTACGAGGTCACGACAGGGTCGCTGTTCATGGTCATGGGCACCGTGATCTACGAGTGGGATTCGAAGCAGTCGATCAACGACATCTACACCTGGCGCTCGAAGGCGTTCATCCTGCCGGCGCCCACCAGCTTCGGGGCGATCCTGTTCGAACTGGACGACCGGGAAGACCTGGATGCGGTGCTGGCGGTCGAGGCCGCGGTAGCGGCGGCACTGGCGACCAACACGGCCCTGTTCGCGGGCGACACCCTGTTCGGTGAACTCAACGGCAGCCTGATCAACACCTATCCGGTCAACGGCGACGAACTGGTGGGGGTGCCGCCGGGACCGCAGGTCAGCGTGAACGTGTACGCCGACGGCGAACTGCTGGCCGCGGTGTCGCGCGCGGGGCGGATGCAGCGCCTGCCCGGCGGCAAGCTGGCACGCCAGTGGGAGATCGAGATCACCGGCAACGCCAACATCCAGGAGCTGACCATGGCCGGCACGGCGCAAGAACTGCGGGGCGTCTGATGGGTTACCCGACCAGAAATGCCGGCAAGCCGGGCCCGCACATCCGGGCGCAGGACGAGAAGCTGCAGGGGCTGATCGGCGGGCGCGGCAAGGATGGCGCCGGCCACAAGGCGGTGACGCACGGCGACGCGGCCGAACTGGGGACGATCGCCATTGCGTCGCAGAAAGTGACGGCAGCGCCGACGGCGGCGCAGTTCAACGCCCTGGTCGACGACGTGCACGCGCTGGCCACTGTGCTCAACGCGATGGGCGCCAAGTTCACCGGGCTGTAGCCAATATGCCCCGCCGGGGTGTTGTTGGCTGTAAAATGGTGCTAATTTCAAACCAGTGGTTCGGGAGCGCAACATGATTTTTGGGAATCAACAGAAGACGCTGGAAATCATGCGCGGCCACCAGGGCGCTGCCGACTTCATCGAATTGATCGTGGAACTGCTGCATTTCTGGGACGACCTGGTCGACCGCGACCATCCGGTGACCGACGACACCATCAACGACCGGATGTTCAAGGCGCTGATCACCTTGCCGCGCAACCCGTTCTACATGAGCAACTTCAGCGTCTTGAACACGGTGCTGATGAACGCGATCACGAATTGGCATGTCGCCAACAAGTTCGAGCGGGATCACCCCGATGACGAATACCGCATGCGCATCGCCTACATCCTGCGCTCGTCCTACGTCGACCTGATCACCACCAGCGCGTTGCTGGTCGGCGGCACCGCCTGGGCCATCGAAGTGGGCGAGATGATCCGCCTGTATGCCCACAAGGAAACCTACGAGGGCTACCTGGACAACCTGAAGCAGGAAACCACCACGCGCCACGCGCAGAACGGGGAGGCATAATGTGCTGTGACGCACCAGACGCACCGGCACCGGACCCGGCAATCGGGCAGGCCGCGATGCTGCAGGGCCAGCTTGGCAAGGACTGGCTCGACTTTTCCAAGCAGCAGTTCGCCACCGGCCAGGACCGCCAGGTCGCCGAGGACGCGCTGGTCAAGAAGGTCATCGACAGCCAGATGGCGTCGCAGGACAAGGCGAACCTGTGGGCCGACCAGGATCGCGCCACCCAGGAGCAGTACCGCACCAAGTACGATGCCTGGGCCGACGAGGACCGCGCGGCCGGCAAGGCTGCCCAGGCCGACTACGCCGGCTACGCCAAGGATGCGCTGGCGACCGGCGACAAGTATTCAGCGCAGCTCGATGGCATCGCCGGCAGCTTCGGCAAGGGCGCCGACGAGCAGAATGCGTTCGCCGCGGCGCAGCGCGACCGCTACACGAGCACGTTCCAGCCGATCGAGGACAAGCTGGCCAGCGACGCCATGGGCTGGGACAGCGCCGAGCGCCAGGGCAGCGAGGCGGCCAAGGCCAAGGCCAGCGTGCTCAGCGAAGCGGCGCTGGCCGACCAGGCATCGCAGCGCCAGATGGCCAGCATGGGCGTCAACCCGAACAGCGGGCGCTTCAGTGGCGGTGCCCGCGCCAGCAGCCTGAATACGGCGCTGGCATCGGCTGGCGCGCAGAACATCGCGCGCGACAACGTCCAGCAGCAGGGCATCTCGCTGCGCGGCCAGGCGGTCGGCGTCGGCCAGAACGTGGTCGGCAACGCCAATACGGCGACCAGCCTGGGCATTCAGCAGAAAGGCATGCAGCAGGGCGCCACCCAGGCGGCCTACGGCACCAAGGCAGCGGGCCAGTCGCAGGCGATGCAGGCGACGACCGGCGGACTGGCGGCAGCGGGCGTCGGCAACACCGCAGCGCAGCTCGGCCTGGGCCAGCAGGGCGCCGGCTACACCGGGCTGGGCGTGGGCGTGAACGCGGGCAGCGCGGCGGTCGGCTCGAACGGCGCGGCCAATTCGAACTTCTACGCCAACAACGGCGTCATGAGCCAGGGATTCAGCGGCGGCATGCAGGGCGCCGCCGGCCAGGCCGGGTCGCTCAACACGCAGTACGCCAACCAGTTGAACGGCTGGGGCATGCAGCAGCAGGCCAACGCGTCCAGTTCGGCCGGCTTCGGGGCGATGCTCGGCCAAATTGCCGGCGCCGGCATCACGGTATTTTAAGAGGAAGCCATGCAATCGACCATCGAAGCGACCATCGATCGCCACGCGCGCATCGCCCTGCAGGTGTCGGGCGGGCGCGACTCGCTGGCCTGCCTGTACCTGCTGCGCCCGTTCTGGAACCGGCTTACCGTCTACTGGTGCAATACCGGCGACGCCTACCCCGAGACGGTCGAGATCATGCAGCATGTGGCAGCGCTGGTGCCGCACTTCGTCGAGATCGACGGGCGCCAGCCTGACGTCGTCGCGGGGTTCGGCCTGCCGTCGGACATCGTGCCGGCCAGCCACACGCCGATCGGCATCATGGGCGGCGACAGTTTCGGGCCACTGATCCAGGACCGCTATTCGTGCTGCTCGCGCGTGTTCATGCTGCCGCTGCACGAGCGCATGGTGGCCGACGGCATCACGCTGGTGATCCGCGGCCAGAAGGATGCCGACAAGCTCAAGTCGCCGATCCGGTCGGGCGCCGTCGATCTCGGCATCGAATACCTGTTCCCGATCGAGGACTGGTCGACCAGCCAGGTGATGGACTACCTGGTGGCGGAAGGCGCGCCGGTCCCGCGCTTTTACGACATGCTCGACGGCACGCCCGACTGCATGACCTGCTCGGCCTATTGGGAGCACGGCGCGGCCAAGTACCTGAAACGCTACCACCCGGTCCAGTTCGTCGAAGTGCAGCGCCGGCTCGATGTCATCAACGAGGCGGTCGGCAAGTCGATCGCCCATTTCAACAAAGAGGTGAGCGCATGAATTGGGGCGGCTTCGCGGGCGGGTTCTCGCATGGGTTCAACAGCGGCGTTTCGATGGGCAAGACCGTCAGCGAGGCGATCAAGCAGAAAAAGCTCGACGACGTGCGGGCCCAGGGCATCGCCGAGGCCACCGCCGCGCGCGACCAGGCCGCTGCTGCCAGCGTGACCGAGAACGGGATCGCCACCCCGGCGACCGCGGCGACGCCGCCGACCGACATCAACAGCACGCCGGCCCCGGCGCCGGCCGCCGCCACGCCACCGCCGGTCGACAGCACGCTGGCAGGCGACCCGATGACCGCCGACCAGCCGCAGCCGGCAGCGCCAGCGCCCGCCGCACCACAAGCAGCGTCGGCACCAGCAGAACCGCCAGCAGCGGCCACCACCGCCTCGCCGGCCGCCGCCGGCATGCCGATGGCGAAGAAACCATTCTCGGTCGGCGACAAGGGCTTCGACACGCGCGAGGAAGCGCTGGCGCACGCGCAGAAGAACGCGCCGCCGCTGATGGACTACATGACCAAGACCATGGTGCCGAAGATGCAGGAGGCGCTGGTCGCGCAGGGCGACATCGAGAAGGCCGAGGCCTGGGGCAAGTGGGCCAAGGACAAGGACAACGAGCGCCACATGGCGACCTGGGCCAAGGCGAAGACCGCGTTCGACAACGGCGACATCGAGGGCTCGGTCAAGCACCTGAACGCGCTGCACAAGGATTACGACGACGGCCTGACCGTCGTCAGCCAGGAAGCGGTCAAGGACAAGGCCGGCACGCTGACCGGCTACAACATGAAGATCAAGAGCGATGCCACGGGCGAGACGCGGGTGCAGTTCGTCGACCCGCAGACGCTGGTCAACATGGGCCTGCAGACCCTGTCTCCGATCGAGATGTTCAACAAGAGCTACGCGACCCAGACCGCCGCATCGGCGCTGGCCGCCAAGGCGCGGATCGACGCCCAGAACGACGAGCGCACCGCCAAGCGCCAGGAAGCAGCCGACGTGCGCAAGGACGCGCGCCAGGAGCAGATCGACATCCGGCGCGAGGGACGCGAAGGCCGGATCGCCGACCGCCAACACGGCTACAAGCTGGAGGAACTGACCACGGCCGAGCAGTTGAAGGAAGCCGGTGTCACGTCCGGCGAGAAGGCGAAGCTGCAGGCCAAGATCGACCTGGCGCGCCAGAACGGCGCCACGCCGGAAGACATCAAGACCATGATCCCGCACCTGATCGGGGCCGGCGAGTACAAGAAGACCACCGACCCGACCGAGCGGCGCGCCCTGGTGGCCGCCGACCTGGTCAAGAACGACCCGAGTTTCGCGCGCGCCGACGCCACCGCGCAGAACAAGAAGGTCGACCAGATGATGTCGGTCATCTACGGCGCGCCGGCCGCGAAGGCAGCGCCAGCGAGCCCGGCGGCAGCGGCGCCAGGCAAGGGCAAGGGCACGCCGTACCTGAAACCGGATGGGACCGTGATTTATCGGTAGCCGGGTGCGCCGGCTTTCACTGGCGCATCTTTACTGGTTCTGAAATCGCACCGATGGGGTAAAATCGCTCCATCCGACACCGACCGAGGCGCGCTGTGACCAATCCCAATTCCTTCCTGCAATCGCCATTCGATGCAATCGCCAAGCAGGATGAGGATGACGGCACGCTGCCAGGCCAGCAGGCGGTCAAGGCCGCGCCCAAGCTGGACATGCCCAAGGCGGCGCCGGCAGCCGATGCACCCGACCAGCCCGAGCCGGCGGCCACCCGGCGCGCCGCCAAGACCACCAGCTACCTGCCACCCGACGACCTGGTGCCGCTGTTCGAGTCCGCCGCGCAGAAGTACGACGTGCCGGCCAACGTCATCATGGCGCTGGCGCACCAGGAGTCGCGCTACAACAGCAAGGCCATCGGCGAGGAAACCCAGTGGGGCCGCGCCAAGGGCATGCTGCAGTACCTGGACGACACCGCCAAGGGCCTGGGCATCAACCAGTTCGACGCCGCCCAGTCGATCGATGGCGCAGCCAAGCAGATCCGCCAGCGGCTCGACCAGGGTGCTTCCATGATCGATGCGGTCAAGGAGCACTTCGCCGGCCCTGACCGCAAGAAGTGGGGCGCCAAGACCGAGGCCTACGGGCGCGAGGTCATGGAAAAGGTCGGCAAGATCGGCGACCTGATGATGGGCAGCGCGCATGCTGGCGAGCAATCTGCCGCTGCCGCCACCGACATCCCGAAAGACTGGGTCAAGCTGACGCCCGAGCAGGCCGCCGAGTACGAGGCCAAGTCCGCCAGCAGCACGGTGCCGAATCCACTCGCGCCGGATGCGAAGCCCGAGACCAGCTTCCTCGACGAATACGTACTGAACCCGCTCAAGCGCGGTGCCCAGAGCATGAAGCAGGGCTTCCAGGCCAGCGGCGCCATGTACGACGCGCGCCAGCTCGCCGCAATCGGCAAGATCGACAAGGGCGAGAAGGTACCCGACCAGGACGACGCGCTGGGCTACCAGTACATGAACCCGGCCCAGCGCGCCGAGATCAAGAAGACCATGGGTGAGGCGTTCACGGTCGCGGTGAAGGACACCACCGAGACCGGCAAGAAGATCGCCGCCATCCCGCAGGACCCGATTGTCGCCGCGGCATCGAACGCCAAAAGCTTCGATGAGTGGTGGAAATACTTCAAGCAGGCGCCGATCAAGTTCATCGCCCAGACCAGCATGGAAAGCCTGCCGAACATGGTGCCGGGCCTGGTGCTGGGAGCTGGCACGGGTCTCGCCGCGCAGGCCACCATGAAGGCCGGCGGCGTGGTCGCTGGCGCGGCCGGCATGGGCGCCGGATCGTATGCGGTCGATTACCCGTCGTCGGTGATGTCTGCATTGCAGGACATGGGCATCGACACCAACAACCCGGATGCGCTGGCGAAAGCGTTCTCCGATCCGAAAGTGATGAAGGACGTGCAGCAGAAGGCGCACGCGCACGCTTCCGTGGTCGGCGCGCTCGACGCGGTATCGGGCGGCCGGGCCGGCGCCACCATCGTCGGCGGCAAGACCATCGCCAAGCAGGCGGCGAACCTGGGCGCCAAGACCGTCGAGCAGGGCGTGCTCGGTGCTGCCGGCGAAGCGGGCGGCCAGGTAGCGCAGGGCAAGAAGGAGCTCGAATGGGGCGCCATCATGGGCGAGTTCGCAGGCGAGATGGCCGGCGCTCCGGTCGAGATCGCGGGCGCCGCGAAACTGAAGGCACAGGAGGCGCTGGCCGCGCGCGGTGCTGATCCGGCCGCTGCACCGGCAGCCGAACCTGCTGCAACCGCCGCCCCGGCACCGATGGCCGCGCCGTCCGCGCCAGCGTCCACCCCGTCGCAGGAGGCCGGCCCGCTGTCGCGCTCGGCCGAGAACGCTGCCGAACAGCACGCCGGCCAGCCGCAGCGTGTTGTTGTCGAGACGCCACAAGGCGCTGGCGCCGGCACGCTGTCCGGCTACCAGGAGGATGCCGACGGCAATTTCGTGGCCCAGATCCAAGGCGATGACGGCCAGGTCCACCAAGTCACCAGCGCCGACGGCGTCAAGATCACCCCGGAAGCGCCCGCCGACAGCGGTCCGCTGACCGCATCCCTGTCCGCCGCTGCCGACGCGCATGAGGCCAGTCCGGCGCCGGTGCCCGAGCGCCCCGCTGCGGCGCCGGCAGAGCCCGACTACAGCACCATGCCGATCGAGGAATTGCGCGGGCGCATGAAGTACATCGCCGAGCAGGCCAAGGCGTCCGGCGGCTGGAACAAGCGCTTCATCGACGAGCGAAAGAAGGTCGAGCGCGAGATCAACGCCAAGACCGCAGGCGCGCAGGCGGACTCGAAGCTGGCCGAGGAGCCGCTGTCGGCCGGCCCGTTCGACGACATGAAGGCGGCCAACAAGATGGCGCTGCGCTCGGCTGAAAGCACCGGCCAGCCGCATGAGGTCGTCGAGGTCAAAGGCAAGTTCAAGGTCCAGCCGATCAAGGAGACGAGCGATGCAGGAGTACCAGTCAATGTGCGTGAGCCTGGCGATGGACGAGGAGGAAGCGATCGAGATGCTGCTGTCGCTGGGACTGCTGTCGGAGACGGACCTGTTCCTGCTCGAGACGCTGGGGGACGACCAGGAAATGCCGGAAAGCCTGCTCGAAAGGCTCAACAGCACGATACAACTGGTGATGCTGGCGCAGGCAAACCCGCCGACGCCAAGCCTGCATTAGCCGAGGCCGCGCAGCCGGAATGGGAAAAGAACCCGTACACGCCGTACAAGTTCGCCGACCGCGAGCGCGCCGATGCGTTCATGGTCAAGAAGCAGGTCGACCCGGCCAAGTTCGAAGTGGTGCAGACCGGCAAGGTGCGCTGGGAGGTTAAACCAAAGGCGGATGGGACGGTCGCCGAGAAGTCGAATCTTGACGCAGCGCGCGAGAAGCACGCCAAGCAGGATGAGGCGGTGCGCGTGGCGGCCGAGAACATCGCACGGCGCAAGGCTGAGAAAGAAGCGGCGGCAAAGCCGATAGAGCGTCACGATGTCGAGATCATCAAAGAAACTGGATCCAGTAGCGCCGACATCAACAAGACCATGGCCGGCTTGCCGCCCGTGGCGGATGGACACGTTCGCCTGTACCGCGCCGAGTCGCCCACGACCAAGTTTGACGATGTGTTCAATGCCGACGGGCTAGGCGACTTCAAGACTGATCAACCAGGTGAGCGCTATACTCCGGACCTGAAGTACGCAGACTACTATCGCCAGCCCTACGGTAGGGACGCGAAGATCCATTATATCGACGTGCCGCAGGCTGTGGCCGACAAAGTCAAACTGAACGATGCGGAATACGTCGTCGACACTAAGATCGTTCCCGCCGCCAAAAAAGTGCCAGATGTGGCACCTGTCGAGGCTGCCGTCGACACCCAGGTCAAGCCGAAGAAGAAAGCCCCGGCCCGTGGCAAGGCCGCCGACGCCGCGCGCACGCAGGCGCTGGCCGACCACTTCACGCCGGGCAACGTGGTCAAGGGCTATGGTGGCCACGACCGCGTGCTGGCCTACACGCCACCTGACGGCGACGGCAACTTCAGCGTCAAGGTCCAGCATGTCGTCCGCAAGGGCGATGCGTGGGTCGTCGCACTAGGCACCGACGGGCGCGAGCGCACCCATTCGACCATGCCGAACGAGCGCGAACTGAAGGCTGGCCCGGTCGAGAGCGCACCAAAGGCCACCGGCAACCCGATGATCGACAACCCGGCAAGCTGGGTCATCCGCGAAAAGAAGACCGGCAAAGTCGTCATGGAGACGTTCGACCGCAAGAAGGTCGATGCCTTGAACACGAAAAAGTACGAGGCCGTGTCGATCGCCGAGCACTTGGGAAGCCTCAATCAGAAACCCGCAGCCGAGCAGGATAACACGCCAGTACCAGAGGCGACCGTCAAGTATTCTGTGGCAGGCGATGATCAGCAGCCGGACGTGAAGCAGTTCCGCGAGGCGATGGTTGAAAAGTACCCCGGCATTCGGCTCGAGCTGTTCGACCGCGGCAATGGCGACCTGAACCTGTCCTTGGTCATAGTGCCAAAGGACGAGCGCAGTACTGGCACTGGCACAGCGTTGATGAACGACCTGACTGCCTACGCCGATGCGACCGGCAAGCGGATCGTCTTGACCCCATCGGGTGACTTCGGCGGCAATAAGGCCCGCCTGCGCAAATTCTACAAGCGGTTCGGCTTTGTCGAGAATAAAGGCCGGGCGAAAGACTTTTCGATTATGGACGCGATGTACCGCGATCCAGAGGGCGGCAAGCCGGTGCTGTATTCGGTTTCCGACGACAGCGCCGCCACCGCGATCGCCGACCTGATGGCCGCAAAGGAGGGCGAAGCAGTCATCAACCGGCCCGACGTCGGCGACATCACGGTGGCCTATGGCGATGCGAAAGCCGGGCTGGCCCACATCGCGCGCCGCCGTGGCGCCGGCTTCATGGCCCGCTTGCCAGCGCTGCTGCGCGACGGCAGCGTCTACGAAAAGCCGGGCCAGACCGGGCGCATCTTCATCGGCACCGACAAGGACGAAGCCGTGATCCGGCTGGACCGCGACGGCGAGACCAAGAACTGGCTGCTGTCGGCCTACGAGAAGTACCCCGACCTGGCCCCGGCCAGCGCCAAGCAGTCCAGCGTCGGCCAGCAGCAGGCCGCCGACTTCAAGGTCATGAGCCCGGACGAAGTGAAGGCGGCGATCACCACCGGCACCATCGGCCCGGTGATTGCGCGCCTGATCGAGCACGGCGCCATCGTGATCCACAAGTCGGTCAAGACGCTGCCGAAGGAGGCCGGCAAGGTCGCCAAGGGCGTGCAGGCGGTCACCATGCCGGACGGCACGATCCACTTCGTGGCCGGTTCGCTGACCAACAAGAACGCGCGCGCGGTGCTGCTGCACGAAGCGTTCCACAAGGGCGCCGAGAGCCTGATCGGCTCGAAGGAGTGGGCCAACCTGATGGGCCGCGCCGGCTCGCTGTACCGCCAGTCCGAGCAGTCCTCCGGCCGTGCGCGCGAGTTCTTCGACCGGGCCAGGGCGCGCGTGGCCAGCGCCAAGGCCAAGGGCGCCGTCACAACCAGGATGGAAGTGGAGGAGTTCGCCGCCTACGCGATCGAGGAATACGAAACGGCCCGCGACGGCATGCCGGCAGCCGTGCGCAAGTGGGTCGACGACCTGATCGGGCTGGTCAAGGCGTGGATGGTCAAGCGCTACGGCAAGCAGGTCGGACAGGTCACGCCAGCGCAGTTGTCGGCGTTCGCCAAGCTGGCGATCATGGACGTGGCCGCCGGCAAGCGCGGGGAGATGTTCGGGCCGATCGGGGAACTGTTCAGCATGGCCGGCAGCATTACCGACACGCCAGCCTTCCAGCGCTGGTTCGGCATGAGCAAGGTGGTCGATGATAATGGTGCGCCGCTGGTGGTCTACCACGGCACCGATGCCGATATTACAGAATTCCGCACCAAGGACAACGATGGTCAAGGCAAGGAATTCCCGCTGGATGGCGCTTTCTTCGCTGAGCACCCTGATGCTGCCAACGAGTTCGGTAGTCACAAGAAGGGCACCAACGTCATCCATGCCTACCTGTCGCTGCGCAACCCGCTGGAGCGCGAGATGCGCGATGACGGAGAGGGAATTGATGCTGACTGGCGCAACCCTATGGCAGAGCAGGATGTCATCACGGAGGCGCGCACCGCCGGGAATGATGGCGTTATCTTTCGCAGCAGCTTGACCGGCGAACGGTATTTCGTGGTGTTCGCGCCCGAGCAGATCAAGAGCGCCACCGGCAACGCCGGCACGTTCTCGCCTGACAATCCTGACATTCGCTATTCGGTCGTCGCCGATGTCGATGCGCCGGCCAATGAAGATGCCACTGCCGAACAGCAAGGATTGACTCCGCCAGAGCAGGGCCTGCTGCGCCGCGTGCAGGCGGCCATCCAGGACAACATGAACCGGGTCAAGCAGGTGCAGGAGCGCATCCTGGAAGCCACCGGCCGCGCCACGCTGGGCAAGTCCGACTACTACGGCGCCGAGACCAACCGGCCGGGGCGCATCGCCGCGCGGCTTGAGGATGGCGAGGACTTCCTGTTCAAGCCGCTGATGCAGCGCCTAGCGAAGGCCGGGCACACGCAGGCGCAACTGTCCGAACTGCTGCACGCGATGCACGCGCACGAGCGCAACGAGCGGGTGGCGGCGATCAACCCGGAGATGCCGGACGGCGGCTCGGGCATGACGGACGCGCAGGCCAACGAGATCCTGGCGCGCTACGAAGGCGACGGCTTCAAATCGCTGCACCGGCTGGCCGACGCCGCGCGCGAGATCGCCAAGGCGACCCTGGACCTGAAGCTGGCCTATGGGCTGATCAAGTCGGCCGACCACGAGATGCTGTCGACCATGTACGAGCACTATGTGCCGCTCAAGGGCGACGGCGAGTACGGGCCGAAGATCAAGCGAGCGATGGGCCACGAGGAGCGCGACGAGCACATCCTGGACAACATCGCGCGCGACTACGACCAGGCGGTGGTGGTGGGCGAGAAGAATCTGGCGCGCCAGTCGCTGCTGCAAATGGTGCTGCAGTTCAAGGACGATGCGCTGTGGACCGCGCGCGTGCCGCCGAAGGGCCGCTACGTGGCCGGCCAGGTGCTCAACGTGATGAAGGACGGCCAGCAGGTCGCCAGCTTCACCAGCAAGCCACAGGTCAGCGCGTTCCTCGAAGGGCTGGGTTCGGCCGCGGTCGGCCACACGGTGCAGACCAGCGCCGGGGAGCAGGTCACCGAATTCACCAAGCCGCTGCAGGACAACGAGGTGATGGTCTACGTCAAGGGCGACCCGGTGCGCATCCAGATCCACGACGAGACGCTGGCGCGCCAGCTCCGACCGCTCAACCAGGGCCAGATGAATCCGGTCCTCGAATTCATGCGCACGGTGAACCAGTACCTGTCGAAGATTTACACCGGCTACAACCCGGCGTTCATCCTGCGCAACACCGCGCGCGACGCGATGACCGGCACCATCAACATGCTGGGCAACCAGGGCGCCGGCATCGCCGCGAAGGCATGGATGCAGTACCCGTCGGCATTGAAGACCATGGGCCAGTGGGCGGCCACCAAGAAGGTGCCCGACGGCCAGACCGGCAACTACCTGACCGAGTACCGTATGCACGGCGGCAAGGTCGGCGCTTCGTGGATGAGCGACCTGGAGCAGAAGGGCAAGACGCTCGAAGTCCTGTTCGACGATGCCTACGGCGCCGCCGGCTACGCGCGCGACGGCAAGGTCGGCAAGGCGGCGCGGGTGGCCGGACGCAAGATCGTCGGCGGCTTGGCCCACGTGATCGAGATCGGCAATCAGGCCACCGAGAACGCGCTGCGGCTGGCGCTGTTCATCGCGCTGCGCAAGGATGGCATGTCGCCGGCACTGGCGGCGCAGGCGGCCAAGGGCGTCACGGTGGACTTCGACCGCAAGGGCGCGCAGACCGGCGCGCTGGGCGCGATCTACCTGTTCTTCAACCCGGCGGTGCAGGGCACGGCCAACGCGGTCAAGACGCTGGCCAAGGGTCGGCACCGGCAGCAGGCCTGGGCGGCGCTGGGCGGGCTGGCGCTGCTCGGGGTCTACGCCGCGTCGAAGGGGATGGGCGACGACAAGGACCGCTGGCTGGGAGAAGGCTGGGAGACGCGCACCAAGAACTTCATGATGAACGTGGGCTGGCACCAGTTGCGCGTGCCGATCTCGCAGGAGTTCGCGCCGGTCTACGCGCTGGGCGTGGCGCTGGCGGAAGGGCTGCACGGCGAGACGAAGGCGAAGACAGCGGCGCGCGTGGTGTCCTCGTTCATTGACGCCTACTTCCCGCTGCAAGGCGCGTTCAAGGCCGATAGCGACAACCACCTGCTCGACGCCGCGCTGGCGACCGTGCCGACCGTGTTCAAGCCGCTGTCCGAGAGCGCGGCCAACCGCAACAGTTTCGGTTCCCAGATCGTGCCCGAGAACGAACTGACCAAGGACCGGCCCGATAACCTCAAGATGTTCCGCGGCACCAAGAACTCGATGTACGACAAGGCGGCGCAGGGCATGGCGGCGGCCGGCGTGATGGCGGGCTTCGCCGGCCAGTACGAGAATGACATCACCAAGGTCAGCCCGGAGACGCTGAAGTCGTTGTGGCGCACCTACACGGGCGGGCTGGGGCAGTTCGTCACCGACTCGGTCGGGCTCGCCTCGATGACGGTGGCCGATCCGTCCCAGGTGGAAGTGGGCGACGTGCCGATCGTCAAGGATTTCGTGCACGACCAGGACGTCAAGCCGATCCGCGGCAGGTACTACGACTTGGCGCGCGAGGCGCACGCCGCGATCACCGAGTTCGAGCAGGCCAAGAAGGCGGGCGACGGCGACGCGCTGGACGCGATCTTCAAGGACGACGCCAAGGCCCGGTTGGTCGGACTGGGGCGGATGGTGCGCAGCACCAACAAGGCCGCCGCCGCCGTGCGCGACGAAGCGGTCGACGTCAACGCCGACAAGCAGATGGCCCCGGCCGCCAAGCGCGCCGCGCTCAAGAAGATCGAGCAGACCGAGGAGGAGCTGTACCGGGCGGCGATCGAGGCGTTCAAGTAACGCGGCGCGGGGCCGCTTTATTCGCCCCGCATCACTTCTAATGACCACAACATTATCGAAGGAGAATGAACCATGTCCGGCAGCAAATACTGGTTTGAAATTAGAACCAGAACAGATAAAATCGGGCCACCACCGACGACAGCCACAGGCGCTTTGAATGGACGAAGAGATCAAGACAGCGACCCAGATGGCAAAGATCGCCAAGGACCCCTCAACGTATTCAGCGATTACTTACGCGTGGGTTCTGGCAATCGCACTGTTGGGGGGCATCGTGCGCATCGTTAAAGAAAAGCAACTGGGCGACAAAAGCTGGAAGCAGATCGTCGGCATCTTCCTGACCGAACTGCTGATTTCGTGCTTTGCCGGCGTGAATACATTTTTCCTCTGTGAATCGCTCGACGCCAAGCCGCTGTACACGGCGCTGATGGTCAGCACCGCGAGCTACATGGGCGGGCGCGCGCTGATGGTCGCCGAGGCCTGGTTCTCCACCAAGTTCGGCAAGGGCGAATAAGCGATGAACCTCGACCAGCTCAAGCGCATCATGCCCGGAACCACGCGCGGCGCTGTCTTCATCGGCCCGCTGGTGCGCGCGATGGCCGAATTCCACATCGACTCACGCAAGCAGCAAGCCGAGTTCCTGGCCAATATCGGCCACGAGACGGGCAACCTGTCCGTGTTCGAAGAAAACCTGAACTACAGCGCCGAGCGCCTGATGGTCGTCTGGCCGAAGCGCTTCCCGACCATAGCCGCGACGATCGGCTACGCGCGCAACCCGGTGGCGCTAGCCAACAAGGTCTACGCGAACCGGATGGGCAACGGCGACGAGAAAAGCGGCGACGGGTGGCGCTACCGCGGGGCCGGCGCGCTGCAACTGACCGGCAAGGACAATCACGCCGAATGTGGCGCCCACTTCAACATCAAGCCTGCCGATGTCGGCGACTGGCTGCGCACGCCGGAAGGTGCGGCGCGCTCGGCCGCTTGGTTCTACACCAAGCGCGGCCTGCACCTGAACGACAGCTTCGACCACATCTGCGACTTGATCAACATCGGCCGCGAGACGGACCGCGTGGGCGATGCAATCGGCTACAAGGATCGGCTTGCCATCCGCTCCCTCGCTATGGCGGAGCTGGCATGAAGATCGACTGGATGCTGACCATCCTGGTGTGCGCGGTCGTGCTGACGATCTACTCGTTCTGGCATGCGCAGAAGAACCCCACTTTCGACTTCAACTGTTTCGACCTGTTGATGGTGAACGGAAAGGTCGACAAGACCTCGGTGGCCTTCATGCTCGTGCTTGGCGTGACCACCTGGCTCATGGTCGACCTGCAGATCAAAAGCAAGATGACGGAAGCGTATTTCCTTGCGTACTCAGGGGCATGGATCGCGCCGCTGGTCGCCAAGATCGTCTTCGGAAAAACTGAGATGCCCGGCACCACGACCACCAGCACCACATCCATCACGCAGGCAACAACTGAAAAGGTCGCGCCATGATCGATATCGGCCTTGGGCTGCTGAAAATGTTCTGGAAGCCGGTGGCTGGCGTCGCGCTGGCGGTCGCGCTGTTCTTCGCTTGGCAGTCGCACGAGGCCGCCGTCCAGAAGCGCGGCTACGACAAGGGTTACGTGGCCGGAATCAAGAAGGGCACCTACGACGGCTACCTCAAGGGCTACGGCGCCGCGATCACCGAGCGCCAGGCCGCCGACGACCAGAAGCTGGCCGAAGCCACTACGAAAGCGCGCGCCGCCGAGCTCGCCATGCAGGAAGAATTCGCCAAGCAGTCGGCCCAACGCCAACAGGAGAAGGTGGCATATGAAAAAACGATCGATGATCTGCGCGCTGACGCTCGCCGCGGCGACAGCGGGATGCGCCTCCCTGCCGGCACCTGCCCCGACAGTGGTGCGCGCGTACCTGCCGACACCAAGGCCGCAAGTCCCGGCGCTGCCGGCGGACTACCAGATCCGACAGGAGGCAACGTCGTGCCTGAAGTTGCTGACAACGTTCTCGGCGCCGCCGCCGACCTTAGACAAGGTGTGCGGCAAACCAACGAATTGATCCGGCTCTACAACCAGTGCCGCGCCACCGCCAACGCATCACCATAAGAAATGAGCGACGCATGAATCGATCACGCACGGCGGGAACGCCATGAACCCGCAAAACAGAACATACACGCTCAATGGCGGCAAGGTGTATGCCGGCCGGTTGACGCCGGGCGGAAGTGGCGGCGGCTCGCCCGGCGCTTCCGGCGTTGGAGTGCTGGTGACTGCGCCAGGCACCGGTGGCGACATCCTGTCGATCCGCCCCGCTCATGGCTACCTGAAAAGCGTGCATGCGAACGACCTTGCTGCGCTCAACCCATGCCCAGGCGATGCGTGCTGGTATTCGGAAGCGAGCAAGCAGAATGGCCCTTGGGCGAACTGGTGCGGCGCAGTCTACGCTGCCGATTATTCGCAGTACGGCGCGATGGTGTACTGGGGCGGCGGCCATGGAGGCTACGACGGAACCGAGTTCTATATCTTCGACTTCACCACGCAGAAATGGTCGCGCCTGAATAATCCGGTGTCCTACGATTTCCTGCCAGATACCGGCGCCGACTGGTGCGATGCGGTCATTGAAGGCTATCCGGTCGCCCCGGCGTCGCATACATATGGCGGCCCGGTGTATCAGGCGTCTGCTTACGGGGGCGGAAACAAAGGTTCGTGGGTGCTGCCATACAACGTGTACGGCGGCGGGGCTGGCTCGGGCAATGGCACGGTAGGCTATCGGCCGCACGCGGTTGATCTGGAGACTGGCGCATGGCGGCGCCTGACCGATACCACGCGTCAGGCGTACTACCCGTCAGCCGTGCAGGGATCATGTTTCGTAGACAAACACGGCATGCTGTGGGGCATTCAGGGGTCTAGTTCCGACACCCACGTCAAGATCGATCTTGCCGCGCCAGGCGCCGTGAAAACCCTGACCAACTATGACGGACACTTTTACACGCCCGGCTACTACTGGTCGTTCGGCTACGTGCCGGCGCGGGATTTCCTGGTCATGGCGTACCTGAATTACTCGGGCACGACAGTCAGCCTGGCCATCTATGACCTGGCGATTACAAGCGGCGCTATGGATGTCAACCCACCTGTAACTGGTGCCCCGGATTTCCTGCCAGCGCCTGGCAGCGGTACCCTAAACGCGTCCGGGTTCGGTTTCGACTACTGCCCGGACAACAACAAGTTCTACGCCTACGAGGGCTTCGGTTCGCAAATCGTCCACGTCCTGACCCCGCCCGCTTCCGGGAGCTGGAAGACCGGCACCTGGGTCTGGACCACCGAGACGATGCTCGGCGAAACGGCCGTGGGCCTGATCGGACAGGGCACGCAGGCATTCACCAAATGGAAGTACATCCCAGCGCTGCAATGCTTCGCGTGGTCGCAAGGCACCCAAATTCGCAATTCACCCGACGGCACGCCACGCGCTGGCGCCCTTCAACTCTATCGCCCTGTAGGAACCTGACATGCCAATTTCCCCACCAGTCATCGACGCCAGTTCGACGGGCAATGCGCAGTATGCTGATAACGCCACCTGGAACCATACGGTCGGCGCGTCGGCCAACTATCTCAGTGTCGGCATCAAGGAATCCGGCTCTGCCGACAAACTGGACTCAGGCACCGTCACCTTCAACGGTGTCGCGCTGACCAGGGTGCGGCCCGCCGCAGGCACTGGCGGCCAGGTGTACATCTATGAATTGGAGAACCCTGCTGTCGGAACGCACGCTATCGTCGTGGGGTTCGAAACTGGGGCCTGCCAGGCGGTTTGCTGGGCGTCGTCGTGGGTCGGAGTAGATCTGACTGTTGCGCGCAGCCATACCAGCAGTGGCAACATCAACTCCGGGCCTGACGCGCTGGCCATTACGGGGTCCTCCGCAGGAACGGTCACGCTGGACTATATCGGCAGTAATGACAATGCCGCGTTCACCAACCATGTCTCGCAAACATTGCTTGGACAAGGGACTAACGGCACGGAAGCAAATGCCTATCTGGCCGCGTCCTACAAGGTCAATGCTTCGACGATGAACTGGACCTGGGCGGCATACAGGGAATGGGATCATAGCGCCATTACATTGACCGGTCTGGCCGTGGCCGACACCACCGCGCCGATCTTGTCCAGCCCGACCGCATCGGCGACCAGCACCACCACTGCGACCGCCACCGTCAGCACCGACGAAGCGAACGGCACGCTGTACACGCTGTTCTCGACCAATGCGACCGAAACGGCCAGCACGATCCGCAGCAGCGGCCAGTCGCAGGCGGTCACGGCAACCGGGGTGCAGACGGTCAACAAGACCGGGCTGACCGCCAGTACCACCTACTACGCACACCACGTCCACGACGATGCGGTCGGCACGCCAAACGTGTCGAACGTGGTCCACTCTGCTTCGTTCGCTACCCCGGCAGCCGGCGACACCACGCCACCCACGCTGTCGTCCCCGACCGCGCTGAAGACCGGCTCGACCACGGCCACCGGCACCGTCACCACCAACGACGGGACCGGCGTGCTGCGCTATTACGTGTCGGCCAACGCCAGCGAGTCGCAGGCGACTCTTCTGGCGTCCGGCACCACGCAAGCTGTCACTGCGACCGGTGTGCAGAACGTGTCGAAAACTGGCCTGACGCCAAGCTCTACCGTGCGATTCCACTACATGCACACCGACCCGTCGGGCAACCAAAGCACGGTGTGGAGTTCGGCCACGATCACGCTCGATGCGGCCCCTTCGGGAGGATCGTTCCTGACCAACCAGCTGGTCAACCGCGCGATCGATCCGACTTCCGGCCAGACCGGCGGCGTGCTGCAGGCAAGTCAGGCGGGCTGGGAGGTGTGCGTGCACGACAACGCGAGCGGCGCGCTGATCGGGTCCAAGGTCACCGGGCTGTCCACTAACTCGCTCGGCAAGCTTGCGATCAGCAACCACGCTGGCACTACGGCGGGCACCGTGTACCGCCTGGACTACTACAACACCGTGACCGGCATGTTTGGCGTCCAGCGCGCAACGGCGGCCTGACATGACGACCTTCCTGAAGCTGACCAGCCCGAACAGCGCCACCGCACCGTTTGCGTTCGGTGTCGGCTTTGCGAAGGGGGATATTCCTTCATCCTTCGCCACGTCCGACCTGGCCAACTATCAGGTCAACGTGAAGCGGCGCTGGAACGACGGTAGCGTCAAGACGGCGACCGTGTCCGGCTTCGCGGCCCTCACCGCCAACGTGCAGAAGACGGTCACGTTCGCGCCCGGCACGCCGCCAACCGGCACCAGCCTGACCGCCGCCGACATTGCTACGGCGGTAGCCGCGGCAGGGACGACGGCGGTGCAGTGCGGCTCCTACGGCACCGTCAATCTGTCGTCGCTGACGGCAACCCCGTTCCAGACATGGGACAGCGGCCCGCAGATGATCAACTGCATCTACCGCGCCGGGATCACCGGCACGCACCTGCATGCGTGGTTCGACGTACGCCTGTTCGCGGGCGGCAAAATGGACATCATCGCCTGGGTCGAAAACGGCTACCTTGATGATGGCGCTGGCGCGGTGGCAACAAATGCGGATGTCACCTACAGCCTGGCCATCACGCTCGGCGGGACGGTGGTACAGAACAACGGCGGCGTGGTGCTCACGCACTGCCCGAATACCTGCGTGTTCGGCTTCGGCTGGGTCGGCGGCGATCCGCAAGTGACGCCGCAGCATGATGTCGCCTACATGCGCGGCGCGGCCAAGCTGACGCAGAACTACGCGCGCTCGAACCCGAACAATACGACGCTCAACGCACTGCTGCAGACCTACACGCCGAACGTCGAGATGTCGATTTACTGGGACATGACTGGCGCTGGAGCCAATCCATCAATCGCGCTGTTGCCGCATTGGAATGCGCTGTACATGGGGACTGCAGATGCGCGCGCCTACCGCGCGACCATCGTCAATTCACTCAGTATGGGCTCGTATGGAATTAGCTGGCGCGACGCGACCACCAAGAAGGTGTTGAAGCCATCGAATTTCGCCTCATGGTCGGTCGATGGTCCGGGCGGCTCAGCCACCTCCGGGGTCAATCTGTCGAACGGCTCCAAGTGGGAAATCAACCACGCGCCGGGCGAGAGCTACCTTGCCTACCTGCTGACCGGGCGCTACGCCCACTATGAACTGCTGCTGAAACACGCGGCGACCTGCTATATCACGCGGTCGACCGGAGCGACCGGCGTGGTGACGATGGGCAGCGGCACAAGCCGCAAGCTGGTGCATCAGGTGCGCGGCACGGCATGGACGATCCGCACCCTGTCACTGTTGGCTGCCATCGCACCGGATTCGGAAATCGCCGCGGGCGGCGTGGCTGCCGAATACCGCACTCTGCTGGTCAACAACGTCGCGTACTGGAAGTCGGTCACGCAGACGGCCGGCATCAACCAGCTCGGCTACCTGTACGAATACGGCGCCAGCGGCAGCCTTGACGCCTACGGGCCGGGATGGTCGCCAAGCTGGCAGCACGACTGGTGGGCAGCGTCGATGGGCCTCGGCTCCGATCTGGAGCCGCTGGCCGACATGACGGAATATAACTTCGTGCGCGACTGGCTGTACAAGGGCGTGGTCGGCAGGGTCGGGGACAGCAGCGGCTTCTACTTCGGCGAGGCATCGACCTACGCCGTCAAGATCAGCGACGCGAGCAGCCTCGACCCGACCACATGGCTCGATTCGTGGGCCACAGTCTATCAGCGCACCTTCGCGCACCTGTCTGGCGGCGCGGACTCGATCGCCAAGGATGACACCTTGATTAACTCGGGCAATCCGGCTGCGTTTGAGCCGGTGCCCAACACAACCGGCGCGGGCGGCCCTGCTGACGCGGAATTCGGGCGCTGGGGGTACCTGCTGCCCGCCCTGTGCTACGCCGCCGAACATGGCGCACCGGGCGCTGCCGCCTCGTATGCGCGCGTCACAGGCGCGACCAATTACTCGACGCTCAACACCGCAGGCTTCGACCAGGCACCCCAGTGGGATGCCACCCCACGTTCAATTCCAGGAGAAGCAATGACGGCAATTTCCGGGCCAACCAGCCGCGTCGATACCGGCAACGAGATCCCCGGCTGCACCATCGTCGGGTCCACGCCCGGTTACGGCCTGCTGGCGCAGGACATTACCAGCGGCGGCACGGACGGCAGCTCGCCGCTGTTTGCATCGCTGGAATTCCCGGCCGACCAGGATTATGAAGTCAGCGCCACCTTGGTGACGGCGCCGACCGGGACCTTCACGTTGGAACTTGGCGATGACGGATCGCTGTATTACAGCGGCGGGGCCAACGTCCTGATGCTGCAATTCTGGAAAGGCGTGCAGCAGGTCGGCGCGCCGAAGCTGGTCACATTCTCGGCGGACGGCACGCCAAGCATTGTTACTGGCGTCACCATTTCGCCGACCACGGCTACAGGGTCGGTGACGTTCACCGGCACCGTAGAGGGAAGCGGATCGCCGTCCCAGGCGCTGACCTACGCCAAGATGAGCGGGCCGGGCACCCTGGTCGGTGCTGCCTACACCGAGCCGGCGGCGACCAATTCAATTCAGTATGCCGTGGTGCGCGCCACCAGCGTGCAGGACCCTGACTACTGGGCCGACGCGGTCATCACCATCGCCGCCTCCATCACGCCTGTGACCGCCACCAGCGTCACGGTCACGTTCGAGAACCGCAGCGGCGACCTGCAGTCGAACCTGGCGGGCATGAAGTGGGCGTTCTTCGACCAGCCCCGACCCGATCTACTGAGCGCACCGGTCGCCAAGGGCTCGGCCGAAAGCACGAACAGCGCGGGCGTGCTGGTGCTCGACATCACCGGCACCGCGCTGCTGTCCGGCGCCACCGGCTACCTGGTGTTTTCCAACACGGACGGCACGGCCTCGCAGGCGGGCCAGATCGCCTTCGCCGGCCCCGTCGTGGTGGTCTGATGAATTTCGTCCTCGCCACCCAGCGCGCGCCCAGCGGCAACCGCATTCTCGACTTCATGCTGGTCGCGGCACTGGGTGACACCACGCCGCCGACGTTCGACGGCGTGCTCGCGGCGACGGCGACCACCCGCTGGGTAACGCTGAACTGGCTGGGCACGGTGGCCGATGACGACAGAGGCTTCGTGCGCCACGAGTACCGCATCGACAGCGGCGCCTGGATCGCCGCTACGGCCAGTGAGGAGGTCAGCAGTTCGCATGTGTTCAAGGGCCTGACGCCCGACACCCTGTACCTAGGGGAGATGCGCGTGTGCGACGGCGCCGGCAACTATTCCGCGCCGTTATCGGTGACAATAGCGACGCTGGCGCTGCACTTTGACGCTTTGCAGGCGCCCTCATCACGCACGCTGAAAGTGGACGCCAATACCCGCACCGTGGTCGCCTGAACCGTGTTCTCTCCAGCCGCTCCCAAGCGGCCTTCGCCATCACTCACAAGGCGGTGGCCTTTTTTGTTCGACATTGATCCGAAACAAGTTATCGCCCATCAGGCGAGCTATGCTATAAGCAAACCCACCTTCGGAGGCTGACATGGATGAACTGCAATTGAGAGACGCGCGGCTGGGCTGGCGCGGCGTGGCGATCCTGGGCGCGCTCGGCGCCGCGGCCTACGCAGCAACGGCGCTCTACGGCGAACTGGCGATCGGCGTCATGGCCGGCCTGACGGTAGGCTACCTGTTCGCACGCTGCACGAAATACTAAAACGAAAGCTTTCCTATCCGACCGGTTTTGATGTAGAGTCGAGTTGTTGAACAATATCAACGACAACTACTCAAAACGGGGAATATATGAATGCAGCAGACGAAGCTTTGACGGCGGACGCACAACTGGCCAATACCATCCTCGACAAGATCATCGCCACGCAGGGACTGAAGAACGACGCCGCGCTGGGCCGCGCGCTTGATACGAAGCCGCCGGTCATCAGCAAGGTGCGCCATGGCCGCCTGCGCCTCGGCGACACCCTGATCGTCCGCATCCACGAACTGACCGGCTGGCCGGTGCGCCAGATCAAGGCGCAGTTGAATCGTCCCTGCATCTGTAGCTAAGGCGCAACAGCATCACCCGCCACCCTTGCCCGGTGGCATACTTAGAACGGTAGTAGGCCGCGCGCTGGCGACTCGGACAAGCCCAGCAGATACGCATGATATGGAAGCCGTGTTTCCACCCGTCCTTGGCGGGCCTTCCACGGCGCAGGGCGTATCAGTTCCGTTGTTTTGATCGCAGTCCCACGAGGAGCAATCATGCAGCAGCTACGCCCCACCAAAGAACAAACCCGCGCCTACCTGCAGTCCCGCCAGCGCGCCACGACCCCACCTCCATCGATCGAGGAGATCCGGCGCCAGCTCGGATGGAACCTCAAGCCGGATCGGTAACGGCTGCGAGCCACTTCCACCCGGCCATGCAGTCGCCGGCCTGCCGCAGGTGCGTATAGCGCTTGAGGCTGCCCCAGGACCTGTGCCCGCTGACGGCGGCAACGTGCGGTATCGAGTTGCCCATCTCGAACAGCCTGGAAACCCCGTGGTGCCGCATGTCGTGCAGGTGCAGGTCGATTACCCCCAGGAACTGGCAGGCGCGCGTAAAGGCTGCGCCGATTGCGTCTCCCGTGTAGGGGAAGATGAATTCGCCTGCGCGCGGCATGGACCGGAGGATGGCTTCGGCCTCGGGCGGCAGGTCGCACCACACATGGTTGCCGATCTTCTGGCCCGGATGCTTCAGGTCGCGCACGAGTATCCGGCCCGGCTGCAGGTCTTCCCAGCGCAGCCGCGTGATCTCTTCCAGTCGCCGTGTCGAGAACAGGGCGAACGCAACAATCTTCTGCATCGGGTTGGAGTCTGGGCGCTTGAAGCGGACCTGGCCGAAGTGGTGCATGATCTGGTCCAGTTCGCCGAGGGTCGGGCGCCGGTCGCGCGAAGCACTCTTGCCGGTGATGCCCATTTTCTTGCCGACCACGAATGCGTCCTTCATCGCCTGCTGGTCCAGCGGGTAGCCCCACGCCGGGCGCGCGATCGCCACCACCGCGCCCAGGTGCGACAGGTAGCTCGCCACCGTCTGCGGCTTGCACTTCAGCCGCCGTGCAAACGCCAGGATGGCCGGGCTGTCGATCTCCGAGCAGTGCAGCTCGGCCAGCGCGTCGGCCTTGATCGCACCCAGCACCTGTAGCTTGGTCCGGCCAAGCTCCCGCTTCGACTCGGCGATATAGCGCTCGATCACCAAGGACAGGGGAGGGTCATCGGGGCAGTCGAGGGCATCGGGCGCGGCCAACTCGGTTTCGCGCTTCTTGAGCCACGCCTGGGCGATGCCTTTGCGGTCGAATGTCTTGGACTCCGTATGCGCCGCCTTACCCTCTCGCATCATGCGGATTTGCGCGGTATAGCCAACCGTCCCGTCTTTTCGCTTGCGGCTTGTGATCGTTCCCATGCTTCACCATTTGCTACATGCCAATCCAGTTGCTACGCGCGTAGCAGCGCGGCAGCGGAAATAGTCATAAACGAGCGAAAATGGTTTTGCAATGAGCCCGATGGTCAGGGAATCGAACCCGAGGGCGGATGGGGAAAAGGCAGCAATACCAATGACTTGCGTGGCAGGCATCTTTTCTGTGGCCCCCATGATGGACTTTGCCGACTGAGGTGCCCGAGCCCTTATCCGGCAAGGCTTTCAGCGCAGCCTGGCACAGCAGGTAGCAAAATCGTAGCAATCCAGATTAGCCGTGCAGCTTGGTGAAATCCTTGGATGCACTGGCGCGCTGTCGGTCGATGTAGTCGGCCATATCTTGCAGGTGGACGCCGCGCGCCGCCTTTTGGCTCGGCTCGATGCGCAGTACGTTCAGCGGGATCTCGCCGGCCGCCGCCTTCTTCAGCAACTTCTCGGGCGACAGGTGCGGGAACCAGTCGCGGCACACGTCGGCGATCGGTATCACGGCTTTGCCCTGGTAGAAAGCCAGCAGCAGGAAGGCTGTGTCCATGGGAAACCTCGTGGGCAAAAAAAGGGAGCCCGAAGGCTCCAGTTGGGACGGTGATGCAGGCGGGCTCACCTTCCGGGGGAGGAGGCAGGGCGAAAGCGGCGCGGCAAGCGAACCATCGGCAGCAGGCAGGCCGCCAGCGCGACGCCAGAGACGATCAGCGGGCCGGCGCCGACGGCATACAGCTTGGTGCTGGCGGTGATCACGACGGCGATCCAAGTAGCGACGCCGAGTAACATTGCTGGGAAAACATGCACGATGAACCCCTTTCTGTTGTGGCGCCGTTTTCCCGCCAGTGGTTTGATTATAGAACCAGTTGTGACAAGTGCAACTAGATTCAGAAGGCCGCAATGCGCTCGGTCAGGATATCGGCGTAGACGTTCATGGCGACCAACTGGTTGCGCAGCCGCTGCTGTTCGCCGGCTGGCAGGCCAGCAAATACAGGCGAAGAATCACAGAACGCATAAAGCTTGTCGCACTTGTCGACCAGTTCGGCCCGTTCATCGATAACGCGCTGCTGGTGCGGTGGCAGGAAGCTCACCTGGCCGCCTGTCTTCGGCTCGGCAGCGAACACAGCGCGCTCATGCAGGTGCTGTTTCAGCGCGTAGCCCATCAGCGGCCAGATTTTCTGCTTGGCGTTCTCGCGCGCGATCTTGCGGCCGATCTCGTCGTCGAAGTTCTCCGGGCTGGCGCAGGCGCTTTCGCCAGTGACAGTGAAACCGTTGCGCAGCACCAGGACGCAGAAGGTCAGCAGGTCGAGTTGCTTCGTGCTGCCGTCGTCCACGCCGTCGGCGATGGCTGCGCCGCGCACGCCGTTGGATGCCGTGAAGTAGTGCGTTTCCGCGATGTTCGCCTCGATGTCGGCTGGCGTGACGCGCGGCGCCGTCTTGCCCTTGGTTTGGATTTCCTGCTCGATTGCTTGGTCGCTCATAGATACCTTTCAGTGTGCCGCGCGGATCGGTGCGCGGCTGCCCGTTAATCATTCGGCACTTCGTCTGCATCGGTCGGCGCGCATGCAGGGCACGGCAAGCCCTTGACGCGCATGGTGCCATTGCAATCGCCGCAGCGTGACGGCTTAATCTCTTCCGGTTCGGCCTCGACTACTTGGCCAAAGATCGCTTCCCAAGCGCCGGCTGGGATCGTGCCGGGGCGACGGCCAGAACCCTTGCTCATGCTGCCCGCCCGAACAGTGCGTTGACGAGCTTGTCGCCCCGCTTCGCCTTCTTTTTCCAATGGCGCTGGCGGTCGGTGGCGCGCTTCTTTTCCATCACCTCGTCGTTGCGGTGAACCTTGCGCCAGCGCCGCGAATAGATTTTGTCGTCCTGCGCCTTGAGTCTGCATTCGACGTCGGTGCCGGGGCCGTCGTGGAAGACCGGCGAGAACCGGCCGCCGGTGCCGAGCGCGCGCACGTAGGAGCCGATGTGCACCTGGCCGTCGGCGTGCATCAGCCGCAGCCGGTGCTGCACCTGCGGTGGCGTCAGGCCGGTTCCTGCGACGACCTGCGCGCGGGTGCCGGGCAGGTACGCCTGAATTGCCCCGCGCTGGGCTTCGGCGATGATCTCGAAGAAGTTCACGGCGCCGCCTGGAACAGCCGCTTGATCGCCACCACGCCGTCGGTGCGCTCGATGATCTCGAATGCCTCGCCGATGTCCATCATCCCACCGAGTTGGCGGAACATCGCGCCGGCATAATGGACGCCTTCGACGGTCAGCACGTCGGCGATATCATCGTAGGCGAACGCGAGCGGCAGGTGGGAGGCGACAGTCGTCTCATCCGCGCCGCTGTCGATGGTCACAGCGAAAGCTGGATCAGGCTCAGCAAAAACGTCGATCCCGACAACCCCGTCAGCGGTGTTGACCAACATAATGCAGGAATCAGCCGCTGGCGCTGCGAACGTCCCTTCGAGCACCGCCACGACCGTCTCTGTCGGCAGGGCCGCCACGCGCTCGGCTTCGGCCTTGGCGTCGACCCGCGCTTGCTCGGCGCGCGCTGCTGCAGCCTGGGTAGCGGCGAACGCCTTGCGCTCCAGTTCGAACGCTTCACGCTCGCCGGCCAGACGCGACTGCTCGGCGGCGGCAGCGGCCTGCGCGCGGGCGATCTCGGCCTGCTGGGCTTCGAGCTGGCGCTTGGTCTCGGCGGCCACGCGTTCGCACTCTGCCTTCGCCGCTTCGTCGACGACGCGCTGGCGTTCGGCCTGTTCCGCTGCGGCCTTGCGTGTGGCTTCGGCCAGTTCGGCGCGCTGGCGCTCGATCTCAAGGGCCGCCACGCGATTCGCTTCGGCCTGCTCTGCCTGGCGCACTGCTTCGTCCTCGCGCGCCTTGGCTGCGTGATACAGGTCGTTCAGCGCACGGATGGCCGACAGCACGGCGCCGCTGGCTTCGTCAGCCAATTCAGCGAAGTCGGCGCTGGTGTCGAACTGCTCGAGCGCTGCTTTTTCGGATGCGATCACTTCCGACGTTTCGCCGGCCATGCCCAGCGGGATGCCGCGGATCGCTTCGATCTTGGCGCGGATGGCGGCGATGCGGGCCTGCTCGATGCGTTCGCGCTCGGCCTTCTCTTCGGCCAGCTTCTTCTCGTGCGCCTTGATCTGGGCGTCGATCGGGTCTTCCAGCGCGGTCAGTTTTCCGGTGATGTCCTTCGCTTCCTGGTCGATGTCCTTGCAGCGCTGGAGCGCCGGGGCCTTGATCTGGACGCGCATCTTTTCCAGGCCGACCCGCAGGTTGCGCAGTTCGGCGCGCGCCGCGACCGCATCCTTCATGCCGGCGGTGGTGGCGACCGGAAAGATAACCTTCTCGTACTTGCCGCGCAGTTCGCCCAGCGCCGCAGCGGTGGTCGAGTATTCGGCGATCTTGGTGGTGATGGCCGGCACTGGTGCTGGCGCGATGATGTCCTGCTCTTGCATGGTGACTCTCCTGAATTTATTTGAGATTGCCGGCCGTTGCCGGCATTGGTCGCTGGACTGGTTCGCTTGTAATTAGCCGTCGCTGCGCAGGCTGAGCGCCGTGGAATTGTCCACGATCAGAGCAGTAAGCTTGTCGGCCACTTGAGTTTTGATTTTCTCGGTCACAAGCTGTTCGATGTCCTTCTTGACCTTTTCGCCCAACTCTTTGACCTTCGCATCGACCATGGCCGGGATGCTCTTGGTCGCGTAGAAGTCGAAGTGCGAATACTCGGCACGGCTGCCGCCGTAGCCATCGGAGGATGCTGGGCGGCCATCGCTGGTCAGCGTTTTCCTGGTAATGGCGCCATCGACTGCCTCGATCAGCAGTGATTCGATGGTGAAGTTTTCCTTCTTGACGCGGCCATATTCATCGGTCGAAGTGCGGTTCACATCCATCAGCGATGCCACCTTTTCCGTGACCATCGTGTTGATGTTAGCCGTCACCAGCGACATGATTTGCTCGTCGATCTTTTGTTGCGCTGACTTCATGACGGTATCGGTCAGCTTCGCCAGCACCTTGTTTTCGATGCTCGTGATGATTTGATGCTTCACTTCTTGGTCAATCGAGGAATCTTCTTCGATCCAATCCAGATCGATTTCTACGGCAAATTTCATGGCGTTGCTCCCTTTGTGGTTGTGGTTGTGCTGCTGGTTATTCGTCGTCGTTCTGGTAAGGCTGGGTCAGGCTGGCATCGTCGAACACATCGGCTTCGCAGCAGTTGCTGACGGTGCGCACATCGCGGTGGGTGCTGACGCTGCCCCAATACTCGGTTACGCCGTAGCCGAAGTCGGCGCGCCCGGCGCGGCACGGCTCGCCGCACTCGCCGCAGAACGGGCCGTGCTGCTTGCCGATGCACTGCCCGCCGCCAAGCCGGTGCGGAAAGCCATAGTGCTTGCAGGTGCAGACAACCGCCGTTTTGAGTTGCACGCCCATCATTCCCCCTCGACGGTCTTGGCCGTCAGCGCGCGCAGTTCGTCGCGCAGAGTCACGATGTGCTGCCGGGTTTCGGCGTCCATCTTCCATTCGCTGATCAGGTTGAAGAAGCCGGCCGCGCGCTTCATCGCCTTTGCAGCGCGCACCGGGATCTCGCCGCCGGTCGCGCGCCGGTTCTCGTAGGCCAGCACGTCTTCGATCCGGTAGCGGATCGTGTTGTGGCCCAGGTCGAGGAACTGGGGCCCGGCGCCGGTCTTGCGCCAGGACTGGATCGTGCGAACGCTTTTCTTCCAGCGCTCCGACAGTTCGGTTTCGGTAAGGCGGGCATCCATGGCGGTCACTCCGCTGCCTGCTGCGGTGCCGGGCCGGCCTTGCCAACGATGTCGTTCAGTCGCGACGACTTATTCGCTTCGCGCGGCGGCGCAGTCAGCTTCGCCTTGCGGCCATTCACGGCAGCGACGAAGTCACGGAAGTCGAAATCGGTGCCCTTGGCCTTGATCTCGGCGTCGCCGTCCTTCCAGACCTGCTCGAGCGCCGGCAGGTCGGCAGCGCGCGCGGCGGCGCCGCACCACTTGTCGGCCAGCGCCGTGTCAAGCGCAGCGGCCTGCCCGTCGTCGTCCGCCTGATCGTGCGTGGCCAGGCCGGTGGCGGCCAGCAAGGTATAACGCTGAAGGTAGGTGATCGCCGATGCGACCTGCTGGATCTGGTTCTTCTTGCCGCTGTCGTCCTTGGCGGCCTGCATCGACACGCTTTCGCTGTGTCCCATGCGGTGCGTGATCTTGCAGGTGACGGTCGCCATGCTGCCGTCCTGCTTCACGTCCCAGCTATGGGAGAAGCCGTGCGCCGCCAGTCCTTCGACGATGGCGTTGGTGACGTTGCCTAGCGTGGCGTGCTTGTAGCCGGTGAAGGTGCCGTCCTTGTTCTCGTAGCCGACCAGCTTGTCCTTGACGATGGTCGGCGGGTTCTTCTTGAACTCGGCCATGTCGGCGACGTAGGCCTTGCGCGCCTGGTCGGCTTCCCACTCGCGCTGGAGCTGCATGAAGTCGCGGATCTGCTCGATGCTGCCGCCGTTCTTCATGGCATACAGCACGATATCGGCGGGCGTGGCCGGTACGGTCGCCAGAGCGCGCGGCGCCGGGTCAAGATCCTGCTGGCAGCGCGGCTGGACCTGCGTGGAAAGATTGTTTTCGGTGTTCATGACGCGGTACTCCTAGAATGTGTGGTGATCAGCGGTCGACGTACGAAACCGGCTGGACTTCGAAGCGGCGGTCCGGGCAGACTTGTTTCAGCAGGTCGATGTCTTCGTCCGAGCGGCCTTTGCCGTCGTAGCTGCGCAGCACCCGCTTGATGATGGCGCGTTCCTGGCCGTCTGGTGTGGTGATGGTCTCGATTTCAACGAGCACGACGTTGTCGAAGGTGGCCATGATCAAGCTGCTTCCGAGATACGCACGTTACGGAAAGGCGCGACGGTCGCTTCGATCTCGCATTCCTTGATCTGCGAGACGGAAATCGAAATGCGCTGGCTGGCCTGCCGGGTGTAGCAGCGGTACGATTCCTTGTTGGTGCCGGCGCTGATCTTGAAGCCGTCGGCGGCGATCGATTTGGCCGCCTGGACGATGGTCAGGATCTCGGCTTTCGCGGCGCTCTTGCGCTCGGCTGCCGCCTTCTCGTCGGCGCCGGCCGCCTTGTAGGCCATGCACAGGGCGGCCAGGTGGGCGTTGTCGGTCAGGTCGATGCTCGAACCGTCGTTGTCGCGGTAGACGCGGGCGATGGTGGCGCCGTCCTTGGTGAAGTCCGGCGGCGGCACGTCACCCATGTCGACGCCCAGCCAGAACTCGGCGCACTTGAGCCGAATTGCCTCGCCGACGGCGGCGTCGCGCTCGCGGAACACGATCTTTGGTGTGTTTCCGCCAACAAGTGGTGCGATTATCGACCACTCCAGACCTGCCACTTCCAACTGGTGCGAGACTTGGAACTCAATGTGCGGCGGCGCCTCGATGACTTCGCCGTCGTCGAGCCACGCGCGGCGGAATTGCAGGCCATCGACATTCTTGATCTCGAGGATGCCTTCGCCGTGCTTGCGGAACAGGTCGCGCGCCGTCTCGTCGCCTTCGTAGTGCTCGGCCAGGCCGACGATCTTAAAGTCGAACGACGAGCCCATGCGCAGTTCGGGGATGCGCATATAGCATTTGAACGGCGCCGCCAGCAGGCCGCAATCCTCGGCGACGCCGGCCGCGATCGCGGCTTCGAGGCGGTTGCCCCACACTGTGCGGTCCGATGCTTCGAACGGTGCCGGCGCCAGCAGGCCGGCCTTGACCTGGTGCAGCTCGTAGATGGTGCGGGCATTCTCGTAGACGCCGGCATTGAACAGGCCGGCGCATTCGGTGCTGGTCAGGTCTAGCTTGCGCGCGGCCAGCCAATCGGCTTCGGTCGCATGGGCGATGGTTTCGCGGGTGATCTGCATGGTGCTCTCCGGTTGGTTATGACTGGCACCGTCTGCGATGCCATGGTCATATTATCAGCCCGGTGTTTTGAAAATGCAACCACTTTCGACGTGAAAATCGAACCAGTGTCGTAAAAAACGTCAGTTACGGGTAAATAGCACCGGGGTGGCGAATTCGAGAATCACGCTCTCGCGCGTCGCCGGCCCAGACAGGTTGTAGGTGCCCTCGCGGTAGCCGCGCTTGACTGCTGCGACCACCTGTGGGCCACCCTTGATCTGTACATAGCACAGCCGCCCGAGCAGCGCCGGGTCGACCCCGTTGTGGGCGCGGCAGAAAAATACCGCCCCATCAAGCCAATCGAGCGGCGTGCCTGCCGTCCTGCACTGGATGGCGATCGCATTGTCCGGCAGATCGTCCGGCGCCGAAGTTCGCTCGACGACGTCGGGCCCGTATTCCTCAACGGTTCCATCGCCGCGCATGGCGCCCACCACCGGCACCCGCTTGCCACTCACCGGGCGCACCGTGACGCCTGCGTTCTCGACAATCCGGTGCAGGGGTTCGCCGAAGATGTTGGACAGCTTGACCGCCTCATCGAGCTGAAGCTTACGCACACCCGAGAACACCAGGCTCAATTGGCTGTGGCTCATATCCATCGCCTTTCCCAGTCCACGCAACGACAGTTTCCTGTCGGCCATGAGGCTATCGAAATAGCGGCGGTTAACTTCTGACATACGGCTTCGTCCCAACTCTAGCCGGTTAGGCTTTAGCGCGGCTGTCGTGGAAATGCAACCATCATTGAGTTTCTTGTTGGTGGGAAAATCGAACCAGAGTAGACTATGCGCACCGAATTGTTTTTCCATATCAAGGACCAAAATGAACAGTAATGATGATAGTGCCGGATCACTGGCCGGCGAGCTTGATAAAACCCAAGCGTTGATCCCTGTCACCGACCTGAGCCAGGTCAAGACCGAAGCCCAGGTCACCGGCCCGCTGGCCAAAGTCCTGCGCAAAAACCTGAAGCACTCGCAATCCCGGTTCTGGAGCGCCATCGGCATCACGCAGTCCGGCGGTTGCCGCTACGAGCTGGGCGAACAGCCCATCCCCCAGCCCGTCCGCATCCTGATCTTTGCCCGCTACATCGCCGGCCTGGAGATCGACGCCTCGACCAGAAAAGGGGCGGCCGAGTTGGTCAGATTAGCACACCTGCAGGCCGCGGCGCGCACGCAATAAACCCATATTTTTCTTAATTTCATACGAGAAATTTATGCCTAAACCTCTGACGGCTCAGCAACTTCGTGAACGGCTTTTGTACGACCCAGTTACTGGCGAGTTTCGGCGGGTATCTAAGCATCAACCGCAATCAGGATGGAAACTCGCCGGGACGCTCCACAGCGGCGGATATGTCCAAATCGGAGTCGGAAATAGTTTGTACTTCGATCACCGCTTGGCATGGCTTTACATGACGGGGTCCTGGCCAAAACACGACGTCGACCATTTCAATGGAGCCCGGACTGACAATCGATTTGCGAATCTTCGCGATATCGAGAGGTACGAGAACCACGAAAACCAAACTCGTGTGTCGATCGACAACAGGTGTGGTTTCCTTGGCGTAAAGAAGACCAAGACGGGCTATCAAGCGCGCATCTGTAAGCGCGGGAAGCAAATGTATCTCGGTGTGTACCCAACGCCGGAATTGGCGCACCAGAGATACTTGGCTGCAAAGTCGGAATTTCACCCAACCTCTTTTCTTGCTGGAGATAATAAATGTTTTTAATTGGCCTTGCACGACTCGGCAGAGACGCCGAAATTCGATTTCTTCCTGACGGAACGCCCGTCGCCAACCTGGCGCTGGCCTTCAACTACGGGAAAAAGGGCGCCGACGGCAAAC